ATGGAAGAACTGGAGTTGGCGGTTGATTGCTGTCCTGACCAGAAGGCGCAGAAGCGTCTTAACACGATTCATTTGCTGCTATGCGGCGCCACCTTCGAACTCGCCCTCAAGCATGCCCGGGTCTCCGAGCGATGCCTGCAGAAGTGGATCTCCCGGTTCAACGAAGCTGGGATCAACGCGATCACTTACAGGCCGGTTCCGGGTCGTCCCAGGTTGATGGAAAAGGAAGCCGTGGAGAGCGATATCCTCGCGGTGGTGGACAACCCAAGCCAAGCCAACCAGCATCATTGGACGGCGACGAAACTGTGCGGTTGGCTGCGTGAGGAGAAGGGCCTCGACCTCTCGTATCGGACGCTGGTCCGCTACCTTCACGAACACGACTACGCCCGTCGCATCCCGCGACCGTTCCCATTGCCATCCAAGCCCGAGGAGTGGGAGGAGCAGCGGGAAGTCTTCGTGGACAGGCTCTTCCCGCTGCTGGAAGATCCGAACTCGGAAGTCTACTTCAGTGACGAGTGCGGCTTCGAGGGGGATCCGAGACCTCGCCAGAAATGGGTGAAGCGGGGATCGCGTCCGCGCATCGGCTACTACGGTGGCCATGTCAGGACTAACGTGATCGGAGCGGTGTCACCACGGTCGGGGCAACTCGTCAGTCTGATCGTGCCTTACTGCGACCGCTTCGTGTTCCAGCAGTTCCTCGACACGATGGCAGCGGAGGTTCCACGCCGGAAGGGCAAGACAGTCTACCTCGTTCTCGACAACGCGAGTTGGCACAAAGTGAAGTCACTCAACTGGCACCACATCACGCCACTCTACCTACCGCCCTACAGTCCTGATCTAAATCCGATCGAACGGCTCTGGCAGCATCTCAAGAGCTACTATCTTGCCGGTTTCCTCACCAACGAGCACGAGGCACTCGACGCAAAGGTCGAGGAATCGATCCGGACACTCCTAGAAAAGCCCGAAACTCTCCGCTCGGTCTGCAAAACACACTCCGAATAGCCGCACACATTTTTGGCAAACAGTATAAAGCAAGCTCACGGCAACAATCGAGGAAGAAGAGGCTGACCCGTGGCTTCCGGGCGGCAATCTGCTCGATGACCGATGCGATCGGAACGATCGTGTTCGACGTCAGCTTTTCATCCGAAACGGATGCGTCGATGCCAAGAAGACAAGGTTCCTTTTCAACTTGAAACCCGTGGCCCGAGAAGAAGAAGGCAGCTTCCGCGTTGATCGGTAGTTTCGCGGAGAAATTTCGAACCGAATCCTGGATTTCCTCCGCAGTGCAATCGGTGACGGAGACGACGCTGTAACCTGCCTTTTTGAGCGCACTGCCGAGTAGTTCCGCATCGCTGATCGCATTCTGAAGGGTGGGAAACGAGTCATCTTCCCGGTAGTTCGAATTTCCGATGATCAGGGCGAAGCGGTCGTCGGCAAGGGCGAATGAAGCGTCGGTCAGGACGACTAATGCAACAACAATCAGCCACTGAAAAAGCGATATGGGTCGAACAAGCATGACATCACCGGGAGAAGCTCCATATCCGAGTCCTCCGTAGTCCCTTCCGTCGTAGGTACGGCGCCGAAGGGAGTCAGGGGGCGATTAGGGACACCACTGGCAAGTTTCGTGTCATGGGGGATGGAGAGTCAACCGTTTTCACGCATCTCTGGACCGTTTCAAGGACAGTCGCGGCTTTATATCAGCAATGCCCGCACATGGCGGGTGGAAAGGCGGCGGTGGAAGCGCGGCCCGTCGAAGCCGGACTCCTTCGCGACAGCGCCCGGATAGGCGGTTTGCTCATTGGGAAAAGATTTCAGAAGGACTCTGTAACTCACGTAGTCTGCCTTGTACTTCTTCAAGGTTGCGTAGCACAGATGACTTTTGCAGTTCGATTGCTACATTTAGGGCAACCGCTACGCCGAGAAAGACGAAAGCTGAAGCAAGGCCACCAAATATGTAATTCTTGACGCCGAACTTGCTGCGGTAATACAAATAAGCGGGAAATGCGACAATCCAGAATCCGATGCCGCAGATGAACCAACCGGCGGGTCCCATGGAGAGGAATCCGCCGCGCTTGCTGCTCATTCCGAGTTTGCTTGCCTCGACCGCCATTAAAGTGGATGTAGCTAATACGGTTACTATGGTAATGCCCATCAGAGTCGATCCGGGACTCTGGAGGAGGTTCATGCTGCTAATCCAAAACCACATGAGCGCTGCGGATGCGACCGGAAGCAACATGATGACCATACCAATTGCGTCCGATGGCTCTTTTGTGGGGTTAGCGGCAGCGCGAGTTGTCGCGTCAAGAAGCTCGCCACAATGCTTACACTTCTTTGCGGCAATCAAAATCTCCTCTCCGCACATCGGGCAAGCCTTGGTGACTGTCCAGTTGGAGTTGGTAGGACTTGATGAGCGCACGGTCTGTCTCTGGATGTTTTCTGGGGCTATCGCGGTCTGTGCCGGGCGAGCTGGACCAGTGGCAATGACCGTCGAAAGCGGTTGCCATACCTGTGCACCCTCCTGACAGACTTGTGCTGTATTCGGAATCATACCCAATTCGAAATAGCTGGTCAGTTCACTGAGGGTGCAGGGGCCGTCGACCGCGGTTCCGTCGATTGAGTAGTAGAAGTTCATGGCTGATTGCGGGCGAAAGGGTGTAGAAACAGAATTAGTCCAACTTGCTATCTTGCGGAAAACTTCCGAGTGAAGAAATCGGCGATCATTGGCGCTGACCGACGAAGGCGTAAAAGACTTACAAGTCCATCGAATAATCGCAAGACAAATTCGCGAAACCAATTTAGCGCATGATTTTCACATAAATTATGAAAATTTATCGCTTTAAAACAGGTGAGTAGTGATCCCAGTTCAAGGCTTTGAAGATTCCAAAAACGGCCATTGAAACAAAGGAAACTTCACCTCCTAGCGGGTGAAGGTGGCAGCACCCAATGACCGGTTGTCTCTTCAGCGGCACAAACCTTGAGGAGTTCGCCGCCTGCGTTCAGCGCGCCCTGCTCGATCTGGGCGAGGACCCGTCCCTCGCAAGGGACCAGATCCACGAGACGACTGCGAAGAGCCTGTTTGAGCGAGGCCATCATGACCTCGTCCAGACCGTGAAGAAAGTCCCCCGGGCGCCCGGCCAATACGCCTCCGGCGCCAAGGCTGACTTCCTCAAGTGGTGGCGCGAGAGCCCCGTTTACGGACTCATCCACGGCAAGGCGAGCCGGGGCGAGGCCGTGTTCGTCGAGCAGGCGGAAGGGGATCGCCGAGCGGCGATCTGCGTGAACTGTCCCCACAACGTCATCCCGGCCGGGAACGGGTGGCTGCAAAACTGGACCGACGGCCAGATGCTGAAGTCGGTCGAGGGCCGCACTACCGCGAGCCAGGATCGCCTCGGGTTTTCCTCCGTAACCCCTTGATTAAGAAGGGAAGCCAACTGTCGGACTCGAACCGACGACCGGCTGATTACAAAGCACACGTTTCGGTATTAAGATCCCTATTTGGCGGGCTTTGCGGGCCGTGATGCCACATTTGATGCCATTTTGAAATTTCTGCTGTTTTTAAATCAGCAGTCGCTGGCGACCGGTGATGCCACCGTTGCACCCACTCTTACACCGTTCTCGAAGGAGCGTTTTACGGAGAGGTTGGCGAAGGTCCGGTCTTTCGAGGCGTAGCAGTTTGCCCCGGTCGTCGTGTTGGCCGCGTCGAAGATTTCCAGCTCGCGGGAGCCGAGCCAGACCTCGGTCGGCTGGATGCCCTGGCGAACGGCCTCGGCGATGAGGCGGTGGATCTCGGCCGTGAGGGATGCAAACTCGGCCGCGGACCTATGGGTGCGGTACGGGACGATGGTTTCGCTCATCGGGCGGGAGCATTTTGAGTTGTCATCGGTAAGGAGTCTGGGCAAAAACGTGCTAAGCTTCGTGAAAGATGAGCGATCATGACTTCAACCGTCCCTTCCTCGATTTGGATTCGATGGAACTGTTTACGGCGATTCGCCTGAAGGATGCGCGGAGGTTCGGGCGGACCGTCAGGGCTTTCCATCTCTCCAATCGGGAGTACCAGCACCGCTTCAACGAGCTTGGAGCGAAGAATAATATGAAGCCGCCTCCAAGCAGCTACATTCACATCATGCCGGGCTATCTGGTGGTGCGGAACCTGGGGACCGCGCGACAATACGAGACTTGGATGCCGAGTGATGTGTTCGAGGAATTGTATGAGAAGAAGAAGAACTCGGGGACAAGCTCGTGAGCCACGAGCGTTTTGAGTTGTCATCGGGAAGGAGTCGGGGCAAAACGTAGCATGCGTAGTCGCAACCGCTCTGTGAAACTTCCCAACGCCCTGATGGATGCCGGTGAACGCCGGGCCGAGGGACTGGGTTATGGATCGTTCAACGCCTACATCGCGGCGCTGATCCGCTATGACCTGATGGTGCGCGGCGCACACCACGTGACGCTGCCGGTGGCGCGGATGAAGCTGGAGGACCAGGATGCGATCGACGACGAGCTGCTGAGGATCGAGGAGTCGGGCGAAGGGGCCCGCGGGGTCTTCCTGGAGCACCTGATGGAGCGGGTCCTGGAGCGGGGCGGAAAGCTCGACGGAGAGGCAATCGCCAACGAGGCAAAGCGAAAGCAGGCAAAACCTAAGGGCAGTTAAAAATCGGTGTTACCCGGTGTTACCGGATCGTGCTGGACACTGTTCGCCTGGGCAGTATGATGCTCACGACACAAGACGCGACATGGACACAAGACTCGAATTCACCGCCCCCCTTTCCGCCCGGCTTATTCCGAGGCGTTGTTCTTTGACTTGGGGCGTGGGTCTTGGCTGAGCTTCTCGCTGAGGAGCATCTCGAGCCAGTTCGACAGGCTGCGATTCTCCTCCCCGGCCGCCTTCTTCGCGGCGGCGAGAAGATCCCCCCGAAGGGAGATACTCGTCTGGGTCTTCCCTTCAGCACGGACTCCGTGGCGGGTGGTTTTCTTCTTCATCAGAAAATAATACACCCTGATACATTTTGTTCAATCAAATTCTTGCCCTGCAAACAATCACACCATACGATGGTGTATCACACCAAAGGATAACGATGAAAATCAGCACCACGGTCAGTCTGGATGGAGAGCTCCTGGAGGGGGCTCGGGCCTTCGCCCGATCCGAGAGGCGATCGCTGTCAGCGCAGATCGAAACTTGGATCGAGGAAAAGCTGACGGGCGATGAGCCGGCCCCGGTCGAAGGGCGGGCGGAAGTCCCGCATCACCTGACCCCGGACCCGGAAGCGGACCTCGCGAAGCGGACCGTGGTGCGGGTCTCCGATCAACCTCTCACGAAAGGAATGAAACAATGAACACGGCAATGACGCACCTGCTCACCCCCGAACAACTGGCGGAACGCTGGCAGGTCTCGAAGAAGACAATCCTCAACTGGTGCTACGCGGGCCGTCTGCCCTTTGCGACGCATCTCGGCAACAAATGGCGCTTCCACGAGGCCGACGTGGAGAAGCACGAGCGCAATCTGCGCGTCGGCAAGGTCGCCAAGTGAACCACCTCTTTTTTTACAACGAACCCACTAACATGAATACCCTGCTCGATACCATGAAAGGCGGCCTCAAGCCGCGTCCCCAGCGAGTCGTGATCTACGCGCCCGAAGGGCTCGGGAAGACGACGCTCGCGAGTCAGTTCCCCGCCCCCTTGTTCTTCGACTTCGAGGGCGGGACGCACCACATCGATGCCGTCCGCGTCGAACCGAAGACGCTCGAGGAAACTGAGGCCGCCCTGGTCGCGATCTCGAAGAAGGATCCGGCGGCTTTCGGCGTCAGGACGGTGGTGATCGACACGATCGACTGGCTCGAAAGTCTCATGATCGAGGCGGTCTGCCGGGAAGGGAAGAAGGACTCGATCGAGGACTTCGGCTACGGCAAGGGCTACACGTATCTGGCCGAGCGGATGCTGAAGTTCCTCGGGATCCTCGATGCGGTGAAGAACGCGGGATTCCATGTCGTGCTGCTCGCGCACAGCGAGATCAAGAAGTTCGAGCTGCCGGACGCGGCGGGCCAATTCGACCGCTACAAGCTGAAGCTGGTGAAGCAGAACGAGCCGCTCGTGAAGGAGTGGGCGGATGCGCTGCTCTTCGGCAACTGGAAGACGCAGGTGGCGGAGAAGGACAACGGGAAAGAGCGTCTCGTGGGCGGCAAGACCCGCGTCCTCTTCTGCAACCGCAGCGCGGCGTATGACGCGAAGAACCGCTACGGGCTCAAGGACGAGGAGGGATGGAACATTGCGACGATCTCCAAGGGGTTCGCCGCGATCGGAGCGCCCTGGGAAATGGCCGCCCCCGAGGCTGCGGCGAAGGTCCGTCGAGACGAGGAGCCGGATGCCGATGTGATCCCGGGGTTCCCTGAACCGGATGTGGCGGAACTGGAGAAGCTCCTCGGCAAGCACGAGGTGGTGGTCAATGCCTTCCTCGTGACGCGCGGGGAGATTCGGGAGGGGCAGACCTTCCGTGAAGTGACGGCGGCCTACCGGAAACGGATCCTGACGCAGCCGGTGAAATTCCTCAACGCCGCAACGGCCCGACTGGTGGCCGCCTGATTCCTGGCCGGGATCGTCCTCCCCGCAGGGACGACCCCGGACCCACCCTTTCCAAACCATCATGGACATCAGACCTTCCCTACTCCCCCGGATCGCGGCGTGCGCTTGCTTCGATCCCGAGCCGAATCCCGGCGCCGCCGCCAACCGAGGCAGCGAGATCGACTTCCACTTCCGCGCCATCCTTTCGACGGAGGGTCCGGCGCGAGCCGAAGCGGTCGGGACGGCGGCTTTCAGCCTGGACGAGGACTCGGCCGAATCGCTGGCGTGGGCCTGTGAAATGGCCGGACTGCTCGCCGGGGACTACAAGCTGCTCGCCCGCGACGAGGATCTCCGCATCGAGGCTTGCGGCATGACGGGCACGGCTGACCTGGCTTGTCCGGCGGGCCAGTGGAGTGCGGATCTCAAGACCGGTCAGATCCACAACTACCGAGAACAGCAGGCGGCCTACGCGCTGGGGTTCATGGACAAATACTTCGAGGACGAGTGGACGGTCTACCTCCTCTACTGCGACCAACGCGAGTATGTCCGGCTCTCCTTCACGCGGGAGGAGGCCGAGCGGGTGGTGCGCGAGCAGATCGCGCGCCGCGCCAATCCGGAGCGGGTGCCGACGCCCTGCGACTACTGCGGGTGGTGCGAGAACCGGTTCCGCTGCATCCCGCGCCTGGAGCAGGCGATGCCGTTGGTCCCGGTCGTGGACGCGGAAGTCCCGGAGCAGGCTTTCGAGGCGGTGCTCGCGGACAATGCGAAGGCGGTCGCCTTTCTCCATGCGTGCCGGACCGTCCGGGATCTGGAGGAGAAGGCACGGGAAACGATCAAGGACCGTCTCCTCGCCGGAAAGGGCGAGGGGCTCAAGATCCCCGGCGTTTCACTCGTTTCGAAGAAGGGCAGCGAGGTGCTGCCGACGGAGGAACTGCTCGAGGTGGCCAAGAAGATCGGGCCGAAAAAACTCCTCGCCGCACTCGGATCGATCTCCAAGGCGAAGGCCGAAAAACTGTTCGCGGAGGCGGAGCTGGAACTGCCCGCCGACAAGCTCATCGAGACCGCAGGATCGGTCTACATCCAGGTCCGCTGATTTTTTCCAACCCCAACCTCAACCCCAAATCAAATCATGGCTATCACCTACACTACTGGCTCCCCGACTGAGGGAGGAATCGAATCGGTCCTTGCACCAGGGCGCTACCCGTTCCGGGTCGTCGAAGCGAAGGAGAAGAAGTCCTCCGCCGGAAATCCGATGATCGAGTTCAAGGCTCGCGTCATCAAGGAGGATGGGACGACGGGACGCGCTGTCTACGGGAATCTCGTCTTCACGGCGAAGGCTCTCTGGAAGGTGGACCAGTTCGTCGCGGCATGCGGCAGGCACCCGGGCGAGGGGCAGGACTGCGAGCTCGACCCGGACGAAATGATCGGATGGGAATTCGATGCGGACATCGTCCTGGAGCAAGACCCGAAGGGCCGGGACCGCAACGAGTTCGCGAACTTCATCACCCCAAACGAAACGGCATTCTGATCATGGGCCGGATCTGCCTCGTGCTGCTGATCTACGGAGCGACTGCCACGGTGGCGTGGCTCTGCGCCCTGAACGATCTGTTCGACGAACGGCGCGAATCGCGTCAGGCGTGGGAGCAAGTCCAGGAACTCCGCGCCTCGGTTGCGGCAGGGGTGCCAGTGCGATTCTGACGATGACCAATCAGGACCAACTGCTCCTCATCATGAAGGAGGTCTTCGGTCCTGACGAGGTCGAGACGGAATGGCGTTTCCACCCGGTGCGTCGGTGGCGCTTCGACTACGCGGTGCCATCGAAAAAGGTCGCGGTCGAATACCAAGGGCACGGAAAGATGGGCGGCGGATCCGGTCACATCGGTGGGCATGCCTCGGTGATGGGACTGACCGGTGACGCGGAGAAGTTCAACGCGGCTGAAATCCTCGGCTGGCGCGTGATCCTTTTCACGGCGCTGCATTTCCGCGAAAGGGACCGCAAGAGGCACAATCTGACCGCGCCCCTGGAAACCCTCCAATCCCTCGCCTCGGAGATTGCCTGATGCGCCCCAACCCGGAATTGAAGTGCTTCGCGGGGGCGGCCCCGGGAGGAAGGAGGGCGGCGTGAGTGACGAGCTCCTCGTCACGGCCAAGCGATCCCTGCCGCTGCCGGAACTGCTGCGGAGGCTGGGCGACTACGCGCCGTCCCCGGCGGAGACCGGCAGAGGAGCGTTCCTGATCCGGTCGCCGCTGCGCGAGGACCGGAACCCCTCCTTCTCGGTCTACCGACGGGACGGGGAATGGAAGTGGAGCGACAAAGCCACCGGCGACGGAGGGGATGCGGTTGACTACCTTTGCCACCGGGAAGGGAAGGAGTTCAAGGAGGCGAGGGCCCGGCTCCTCGATCTGGCCGGGATCCAGGATCGGGCGCCGGAAGCGGCAAGAGACCCGATGATCCGCGTGACGGTGAAGAAGAAGGTCTCCGACTGGGCGGACTGCACGAAGGCGCTGACCGACGAGCAGGTGCGTGAGATCGCGACCTGGCGAGGTTATCCGGTAGACTTCGTCGAATGGTGCCGCGACCAGGGCTGGCTTGGCTGGTTCAAGGGCGGACCGGCCCTGCCCGTGCATGAGGGCGGGAAGGTGATCGGGATCCATCATCGGCGAATCGATGACCCGACAAGCTGGCGCAACACGGCGGGCAAGGCTGCGCCTCTCGTCTTCGGTGATCCGACGAAGACTCCCCTGACGATCCTCATGGAGAGTCAGTGGGACGCCTTTGCCGCTCTCGCGGCGATGGAGGCTCACCGGCGGCCAATTCTTGAGAACCTTACGATCGTCGCGTCGCGTGGAGCGGACCACGTCGCGGCGCTGGGTGATCTCATCGCGAAGATTCCAGGCCAGAAATGCCGGATCGGTGCGGTCGAGCAGAACGATCCGCCGCGCGAGGATGGCAAGCCGACGGGGAACGAGACCTGGCGGAAGAAGGTCGGGAAGCTCGCTCCCGGAATCTGCTTCAACGCGCCGCCAAAGGAGCACAAGGATCTGAACGACTGGCTCCGGGCGGGGATGAAGGGCGAGGACTTCCTCGACCTCGTCATGAGCGCCCAACCGAAGCGGACGACGAGCCTCTCGCTGCGGTCGATCTCGGAGCTCCGCGCCATGCAGTTCGACGACTCGGACTGCTATCTAGGAGACCGGATGCTCGCCGCCGGGCAAGCAACCTCGTTCCTGGGACCGGGCGGGATCGGGAAGTCGCGGATGGTCCTGCAACTCGCGGCGTGCTGTGCCCTCGGGCGTCCGTTCCTCGACCTGGAAACGCGGGCGGCCGGGAAAAAGTGGCTCATCCTCCAGACCGAGAACAGCAACCGGCGGATCCGCTCGGACATCGAAAAGCTCATCAATGGCCTCGAGCTGAGTGACGCGGAAGTCCGCGCCCTCGACCGGTCCCTGATGTTCCATACGATCGAGCGGGAGAACGACGCCTTCCTCGACCTCGGGGAAGCGAAGATCCTCGAGGACGTGGAGGCCGCGATCTTTGACTGCTCACCGGACTTCGTGGTGCTGGACCCGCTGAACACCTTCACCTCAGGGGATCTGAACTCGGACCGGGATTGCCGAGCGGTGCTGATGGCGATCAGCCAGGCGGTGAAGAAGGGCAACCCGGCACGGGTTCCGTTCGTGGTTCACCACTCGCTGACGGGGAAGGCCGGCGCGAGCAAGGCGGTGGGATGGGACCGGGGGAGTTACGGCCGCAACTCGAAGGTGCTCCATGCCTGGGTGCGGAGCCAATGGAACCTCGCCCCTGCGGATCCGGACGATGAATCGAAGCTGATCCTCGCGTGCGGGAAGAACAACAACGGGAAGCCCTTCGGCGAGATCGGCGTGGTCTACGACGAGGAGGTGGGGGTCTACCGGATCGATGGTGACTTTGATGCGGAACGCTACCGCGAGGCGATCGGCGCCGACGGGAAGCGAAGGAAACCGGGGCTAGGGCGCCAGTATTCCGCAGATGACATTCTTGAATGCCTGGGAACTGAGTGGATGCGGGTGAGTGCCTTGCAACGCCGCGTCTACGAAGAGACGGGTATGAGCAAGACCCGCTTCTACGTGATCTGGCCGGAGATCAAGGATGGGCTCCGGGTGGATCGGAATGAGCGGGGGGAGTATCGGCGGGGGGTGTGAGATCGCGGGGTGCTGAGGATTTACGCCTTGCCCCTCCTCGCTCCTACCCTCGGCTCCGTTCCCGCCGAAGGCCCGGGGTCGGTGGGGGTTCGGCTCCCTTCCCGCCGAAGGCCCGGGGTCGGTGGGGGTTCGGTGGCGCGCAGGGCGTTGACGAGTTTGCCCTTCCCGCAGCCGAAATCGAGGACGCTCCGGCAACGGAAGGCCCCGATGAGACCCGTGAGGCGTACGATCGACGTGAGACTGGCTCCGTAGCCGGGGAGGCGTTGGTGGAGGAGACGGTACTGGGCGATCAGATCGAGACGAGCTGAATTCTGTTTCATGAAGTAAACTCCTTTTTACTCCCCATCTTCATGGAATCCCTCAAACGTTTCGATTTTCTTTTGCTCGTGGTTCGTTCCGGATGTTCGTCCCTCATGTGCAAAAGTTTTACGGCGAGTTGTCTAAAGAGAAACTTTTCTCGTTCGAAACATCCATTAGAATTGCATCCCAGCTGGCGAGATGGCCATCCAAAAAAATGCACAGCGCGGGACTTTTTCGACGATCAAAGGCGATCAATCCAGGCGAGAAGATTTGAACTCTCAAGTTGTCATATGTATAAATAACATCTCGATTAGATTTCAATCGACTATAATCAGGTTCTTCAAGATAATTCCGAATCTCATCTAAAGAGGGACCGCGACCGGTGACTGATGTTTCATGGTCGGCTAAATAAGATCGAACCCCTAAGATCAAGGCAATATATAGAGAGTCCTTGCTCTCTCTATCTGACTTTCGAAAGCAAATCCCGATCAGACCAAACAAAACAATCGTGACTGGCGTTAAAATTAGAAAAGTCAAACGTTTCGTCATCTGGCAAGTGCCTTACCCTAGTTTCTTAAGTCCCTTGTCGCATTCCGTGAAGGGACATTTCTTGTTCCGCAATCGCTCTGAAAGGCTGTTCAATTCTCGCGATTTTTCATATTCAATATCTTGAAGTCTTGAAGCTTCGGGAGCGATTGGGTTGTATACTTCTCTGCGGATGCGACCGGCCAACGCTTGCTGCTCTGGGGTTCTTTGACTTGGATGCGGGAGACCCGCTGCCTGAATCCTCCTTTGAAACTCAGAATCAGCTTTAGATAAAAGTGCTTCTAGTTCATCTTTCGATTGCTTGAATTCATTGCATGCCTCGTTGTAGATTCTAATCAAATCTGCGCATGGATCAGCGCTGCATCCGGTTAGGAAGAGTCCTAAATAGTCAACGGCGTTCAACCCATTATTTCCAACGAAACCGTACAGATTATCCCCACCGCTGTCCGCGATGGGATCCCGATTGATCCACCTGCCGAGCACGGCTACGTAGAACCGATATCCATAGTTGCCCCACCCCGTCTCCGCGTCCCGGAACTGCCCCTGGAACCCGAAGTCCCACGCGTAGCTTGATGTGGAGCGCGGCGAGAAGTCCGCCGCCATGATCCGCCGAACCCCGAAGGCGGCGTAGGCGTAGCGCTCCAGGATCGTGCCGGACGTGTTCAGCACCGCCGTGCCATTGAAGTAATCCATCGTCGCGTAGAGCCGCTCGTCCAGCGTGCCGTTTCCATCGGTATCCCGGTCACGCAGGATCAACTCGTCCCGATGCCCCGGTCGCTCGCCCCACAGATAGGAGCGGGAGGCGGTGGTGGCGGAGCCAATCCGTTCTTCCAAAGGCTTCCAGCGGTCGCTCCAGTAGGTGTGGGTCACGACACTCGCGGATTCCGTCGTGATCCGGCGGGAGAGGCCATCAAAGGCGTTCTTTTGCACGGTCACGCCGTTCTCATCTTTCACTTCGACGAGTCGGTTCCAGGCATCCCAAACAAGGGTGAAGTGTTTGCTCCAGTCGCCTCCGGCTCCGGGGCGGATCTTGATCGCGTTCCCGGCGCGGTCGTATTCGATGGCCTGGCTGGATCCGTCGATTTGGGTCAATTGATTGTCCCGGTTGTTCGAGCGGGTTTGATCGAGGACAGGTGAGCCGTTCGCTTTCTTCTGATACGCGAGCCAGTTCCCGACAGGATCGTAGGTGAAGGTCTCGTCTTCCTTCGGCGTTCCGCCGATCGCCGTTCGGTTGGTGTTCAGCGTCCCGACCGCATCGCCTTTCACCTGATACAATCCATCGTATTGGTAGGCCTCATCCTGCCCCGTCGCGGCGACGAGGTTCTTCTTCCACGTCCGGTTCGACGCTTCGTTGAAGCCCCACTGCCAGGCATCGATGGGCGTGCCCGTTGAAACACTCTGCCATCGCATCTCTTGCACCCGGCTGAAGCGGTCGTAGCCGTCGTAAGGGTCTCCGGAGTCGCCCATGCTGCCTCCGCCCGGCCTGATCATCGACATCTTTACGTTCGGTTGCGGATAGGCAATCTCGATGAACCTCGCGAGACCCGCCCGGGTGTATTCCACCTTGTTCCCCGGTTCGCCGGAGAGGGCCACGGACTTCACGAGACTGAAGGAATCCTCGATGCTGTCGCCCGCACCGTAGGCAAGGTTCACGACCCGTCCGTTCGGATAGGTGATCGAGGTGCGTCGTGCTGTGTTGCTCATCGCGTCAGGGAGTTTATGAGATGCCGTTAAGGCTGCAATAAAGTGTCTAAAGACGCAAACTTACTCACGCCCTGGTTTTCGAATGAAAACAACGGTGGTTTGTTTTGGCGAATAATCGATAGACTTGATTTGAAAATCCCCGTCGGAATGATAAGTGAAAATCACATTCTCTGAAGAGTTTTCCAAAACCCGGTAATACGGTGAAAGAGGATTTCTTTTTTGTTGAACTCCATTCGGCCACTTCTCGGGAGTAATATCTCTTGTAGTTGCTTTTCCGAGTAGAATTAGACATGCAATAATTGCGACGCACGAAACAATAAGAGAAGATATCTTCATAAATCTTTCGTATCTTTACTACGGTGTTCCGCTTCCAACAGGGCAACAGCAAGATGGTGGCTCAGCAGCTTCGGGGCAGGCGCAGCGGGTGACGCAGGATATTGCAAGCGGATCGCTCAACATTCCCGCCATTTGCCCTTCGATGTTTGCCTTCATATCCTTGAAAGCTTCGTCCCAGCCATGTGCTCCAGAAGCCAAGTTTAAAGCTTCATTTACGAGACTTCCTGCCATTGCGAGTGACGGGCTTCTCGCATGAATCAATGTCGATACGCAATTGACAAAGCAATGCATTTGTTTGTCTCTGACGTAAGTGTCGCCACCGACGCTACAAGGAGGAAACAAAGTCTCTGCGAGCTCCATAATTGCTTTGTGTATCAATCCTTCGGCGAGGGCGATTAACGCTACAACTAATGTAGGCGACAGCAATCCCAAATAGTCGAGATCGTTTACTCCACTATTCGCCGCGAACAAATAAACATTCCACCCGCCCGTCTCCCCGATAGGGTCGCGGTTGATCCACCGCCCCATCAGCGGCACGTAGAAGCGGTAGCCGTAGTTATACCAACCCGTCTCCACATCGCGGAACTGTCCCTGGAACCCGAAGTCCCACGCGTAGCTGGACGACGTCCGCGGCGAGAAGTCCGCCGCCATGATTCGCCGCACTCCGAAGGCCGAGTAGGCGTAGCGCTCTAGGACGGCTCCCGAGGTGTTCAAGATGGCCGATCCGTTGAAGTAGTCCATCGTCGCATAGAGCCGCTCGTCCAGCGTGCCGTTGCCATCGGTGTCCCGATCACGCAGGACCAGTTCATCCCGGTGCCCCGGTCGCTCGCCCCACAGGTAGGAGCGGGAGGCGGTGGTCGCGGAATCCACCCGCTCTTCCAAAGGCCTCCAGCGGTCGCTCCAGTAGGTGTGGGTCACGACACTTGCGGATTCCTTGGTGATCCGGCGGGAGAGGCCGTCGTAGGCGTTTTTTTGCACGGTCACGCCGTTCTCATCTTTCACTTCGACGAGTCGGTTCCAGGCATCCCAAACAAGGGTGAAGTGTTTGTTCCAGTCGCCTCCGGCTCCGGGGCGGATCTTGATCGCGTTCCCGGCGCGGTCGTACTCGATGCCCTGGCTCGATCCGTCGATTTGCGTCAATTGATTGTCCCGGTTGTTCGAGCGGGTTTGATCGAGCACGGCTGAACCGTTCGCGTTCTTCTGATAAGCGAGCCAGTTCCCGACGGGATCGTAGGTGAAGGTCTCGTCTTCCTTCGGCACTCCGCCGATGGCCGTTCGGTTGGTGTTCAGCGTCCCGACCGCATCGTCTTTCACCTGATACAATCCATCGTATTGGTAGGCCTCATCCTGCCCCGTCGCGGCGACGAGGTTCTTCTTCCAAGTCCGGTTCGACGCTTCGTTGAAGCCCCACTGCCAGGCATCGATGGGCGTGCCCGTTGAAACACTCTGCCAGCGCATCTCTTGCACCCGGCTGAAGCGGTCGTAGCCGTCGTAAGGGTCTCCGGAGTCGCCCATGCTGCCCCCGCCAAGGCGGATCATCGACATCTTCACGTTCGGTTGCGGATAGGCTATCTCGACGAAACGGGCGAGACCCGCCCGGATGTAATCGACCTTGTTCCCCGATTCGCCGGAGATGGCCACGGACTTCACGAGGCCGAAGGAATCCTCGATGCTGTCGCCCGCACCGTAGGCAAGGTTCACGACCCGGCCGTTCGGGTAGGTGATCGCCGTTCGTCTCGCCGTGTTGCTCATGGTGTCTGGTTTCGTGAACAAGGGCGGCGCTTCCCGTCCTGCGGTATTGTCGATTCAAGATTCTCGGACTTCCTCAGTCTCTTTCATGTTCCGACTTGAAAGATCCTTCGAGGTTTCACTATTTAGAGGCGGATCCTCGTCTCCGGAACTGAACCATGTAAATGTCACCGGATCGCTCTATTTTTTCCACAACGAAGTCCGGTGGTATGGGGGACGAGAATATCACCACCCCGCTTTCCTTCTCAAAGACTGAGAGGGTTTCCGAAAGAGCATTCTCCTTCATTGCAACGCCTGCAGAATCAAACGCCGTCGAATTCATAGGGATGTTGGTTAAATCGTTGAGGATAAAATTTCCCAACAGAAATAAGGCCAGAGATGCGATTACCGCAATCATGATCACCGTTCCGGTGGCTGCGAAAATCTTTTTCACGGACATGGACAGCAGTCTTTCTGGGTGGATCCCAGAGGGCATTCACAACGATCTTTGCAAGTGTCCCAAAATGCAGATCCCTGAACTTGGCCGTATATGTTTGAAGCCATGTCTCTCGCTGTGGATTCCCATCCTTCTCCGTCAATTAATAGATCCCAAGCCTCTTTCCCCAAGCTGAATAGCATTGCCATGGCTGAGTGGAAAATGTGGACTCGAGTAGAAATGCAATTGACGTAGCAATGCCTCTGTTTGTCTTTCCATATATCTTTATCGGGACAATGGGGAAATATCTCTACGGAGCGACGATAAATCAATTGATGAAGAATTCCTTCAATTATTGCAATGATTCCGAAAGCTGCCATCAGTCGGGGATCGAAAAGTCCGTATCTATCATTAGAATTGATTGGATTGTTGGCTAGAAAGCCGTAGAGAGTTGAATCGGCGACCTCGCCGATAGGATCCCGATTGATCCACCTGCCAAGAAGCGGGACGTAGAATCGGTAGCCGTAGTTACTGCTAGGGATTTCCTTTTTCATCCCCTCGGCCCCCTTCCCGCCGTAGTCCCGGGGGCAGGGAGATGTTGATGGGTCCCGAGGGCTTTTATTCGTTTTGTCTCGAAGCGTCAAGCATTTCTGATTGGTAAAATCGGACGCTCGTTCCGCACTCATGCCGCCTCTCGCTTCGTTTCGCTCCGAGCGCGGGCACCCGACCGGCCCCCCCCTTCCCACGCGGCTTCCTTCGGCTCCCCAGACGTCCTACGACTCCCGCTCAATCTTCTCCTCCACGGCCTCTCGGATCCAGGGCGCTAGCTTCATCTTGCGCTTGCGGGAGGCTCTCACCGCTTCGCCCTTGAGGTCGCCGAGGTCGATCACGATCCTGCCCTTGCCGGAGATCTTCTCCTCGTCGGGCTTCTTGGCGTTGTCGTTCCCTTGTAGTTTCTCGGATCGGCTCATCAACCGATTTTTCTTCAAATTTCAGACTTTGGCAACTCGTTGATCGCGCGTTGGGCGGAAACCTTCCAGGAGGCGCGGTAGGTGGCGGCCATTTCAATGGCCCACTGCACGAGGTGTTCGTAGCCTTCGAGGTTTCGCGACGCCAGAGCAAGGCGCACCGCTGTCTCGGCGCGGAGGGTCCGCGAGCAGATCTGCGCGGCTTCCCACCTGACCTGAGGGTGGTCTTTCCATCGTCCCTCGACTCGCTGGCGGATGAGCCATCCGGTCCGGACGTTGAGGGGCTTGGTGACGAGACGTTCCGCCTCGGCGATTTCGGGGGCTTCGATTTTCATGGGTGATGAGGTCTGGTGCGGGCGTGTCCCGATTGCCGCTCCCTGGGTTCATTCCAAGGGGCGGGCATCGGATCAGGCATCCTGCCACTGGTCGAGGAGGGTCCGGTGGAGTCGGGTGATGTCGTCGCGGATGAGTCTGTCGATCTCCGCCAGGGTTTCGGGCCGGAGTGGCAGGAATGAATCCCCGCGGAGCATCCCGGGATCGGCAAGCCCGAGCCCGGTGATGATCGGTTTCTCCTCCGAGGCAAGGGCGGGCGCGTAGCGCAATCCCTCGAGGCAGGGACTGCCTCCGTTGCTGCCGTCGTAGGACCGCATCAGGTCGATACGGCGGGCACGGGTGTCCCTCGAGCCGATGGCGATATCCACGACCTGGGGACCGGTGCTGCCGTCGAGGTTGATCTGGTCGGCAAGGGTGTTGAGTTTGTCGGCCTGGTCGAGCAGGCGGGACAGTGCGTGCAGATGGTTCAGTTGGTTGTAGTTCATAAGGCATTCCGGCATCCGGCCGGTCGGGTTTGGGTTAGGCGGAGATTGACTCCTGGCCGCCCCCTCCCATCGCCGGGAAGGGGCGGGTAAGGGGGCGACGTCAACCGAGAGTGGGGGCGCCGTGGGCCGCCAGGGCATCGCGCAAGACTAGGCAATGCCAGTCCCCCTTGATCTCCTCGATCACTTCGCCGGCGCGGCAGAGAGTGTGGTCCTGTGAATCGGCTGAATACCAAAGCCGTCTGGACTCGACCTCGATCCCGGCAATGGCCGCCATCTCCTGCCAGGTCAACCGGCGGAGCTGCACCTCACCGTCGTCCCAGATGATGCGGTCTCCCTCGATCCGGCCGGTCCTCGCACCGTGGCGGCGCCACCAGGCCGAATAGACCGTGCGTCCGACCCGGTCCATCGGTCCGGGCTCCCCCTTCGGGGTCTTGAGTTGCCCGGCGATCGCCATGGTCATCACCGAGCTGTTCTCCGCGACTGCGGTGGCAACCGGCCCGGTCATGACGTCCCGATCGAGTCGTTCGATGGCATCGGGGGCAAGATCGCGACCGTAGATGGGGGACTGGATCGCGAGCGACCACGATCGATCGATGGCGGGACGTTTGTCGATGACGAGGGCATCGGTGTAGTCTGACTTCGGATCCGGAGTCCAGGTCTCGGGGGAAGCGTAGCCGGAAAGGCACGAGGAGCATCCTGCGACTCTCCGGAGCGGGGTCCGCTCCTCGTGGTGGCCACCTAGACCGAAACCGAGCAGGGAGACGTGTTCGGTTTTGCCGTTCATGCCGCACCTCCTTCCAGGTCGGCACCCACGATCTCCAGGAACTCGTCGAGTTGAGACTCGGCACCGAGTTCCCAGAGATGGGTGGCGATCACGTTCACTGCTTCATGCATCCCCTTACTCCGAAAGACTGCGTCAACGAAGTCGCAAGCCTGGGCGCGGGGATCGGTCAGGTCGAGGGTTTGGTCTGGGGACTGATCGTGGTTCAGTCGGTATTTCGCCGCCCGAAGGACGGCATCAAGGTAGGTGTTCATGATGTTGGATCCCGGATCCGCCGGGACGGGTTGATTGGACCGTTTTTTAAATTGAATACAGTCATCGGTCAAACGGTTTTTTATAGCGAAAACAAATGGGCATTTGGTCCCGCGGGACTGGTCCCGTGGTCCCGTGCGGGACTAGGACGGGACTGGTCCCGTGGTCCCGTCGTCCCCTATAGGGGGACGGGACCGGGACCAAACCAGTCCACGGTCGAGACGAGACCAAGAACGGCAGGACGGACAGAGTTGTCTGTTGAAATCGCAGAGAGAAAAGGTAGGCTGAACCATGGCCACAGCGATGAGGACACCGGCACAGGACAGGGCAATGCGATTCCTCCCTCAGGCTATCACCGAGGGCTGGACTATCGCCAAGCTCTCCAGGGAGGCCGGGATCGGGAAGGACACCGCCCGGAAGCTCCTGCAACAAAGCTCCGAAAGAAATCGCCGCTCCATCGGCTCCGAACTCGACCGGGAAGGTAACCGGGCGGTGGCGGTGGCACGGCAAGTCAGGGACGGGCAAATCGAGCAGGCCGCGCGAATCGAGGCACTCACCGAAAAGGCCCTCAAATCCCTCGAAGAGAAGGCCGCCCAGGGTGAGTTGTCGATCCGCGATCTCGGCGATCTCGCCAAGCTCCGCGAGAAACACTGGGCGCACGTCAAAGACATGGCCGGGCTCAACTTGGCGGAGAGGCTTGCGGTGGCGAAGGCGAAGGGCGATGCCGCCGGTCGTGGCTTCGCCGGAGCCCTCCTCGATGCCACCTCGATCGACCTGGGTGACGGGGTTTTTGATGTGGTAACTGATGGTTAATCACTTGGCCGATCTAGGCAGAACGGGGGATTGATCCGGTGTGATGCCACTTTTGTAGCCACTTCTCCCTGCGAGGATCCCGGCGCCCGGCATTTTCACCGGCGAGATAGACCGGCCTTGCTCCTGACCTGGGTGGTTGGATCCCTTTCCTTCGAGGGGAGGGGGCAGGCCGGCAGGCGAGCGACGCCGGGCTCGAGCGGGCAGGCAGGCAGGCCGGAGGCGCGGGGGGTATGGCGGGGGGTGGGGTGGGGCCGCGCAGCGGCCCACGGCCCTCAGAATGTCACCCCCCGTGAAAAATTTCGACTCGCGTGCGAAGAGGGTTACCCTCTCACCAAAGTCATTACCCCAACACTCCGCATGAAGCCAATCATCCTCCTTTTCACCGTCCTGTTTTTCCAGAATGTGATCTACGCCCAATACGAGACCTTGATCTACCAGGCTGCGGATGGCCCCCTTGAAATCGAGATTCCCGAGGGAAAAGTTCTCGAAGTTGGGACATTTACCCACAGTGCTCTTGAGCGGGATTGTTTTCTCACATTGGTGAAAAGCGGTCGTGAAATCCCAATTCTCGTTTCTCTCTTCATCTCAAACCATCTAAATGATGGAGCCTTGATGCCTTTCGCAGGCCCGGCGGTTTTGAAGGTTTCCTCATCTTTTCCTAATGGGAGAGCTGCCCTCACCTATCGAATATTCAAAAACGAGGATCCGGATGCCGAACCGGTGCGCCCCATCATCCAGGTTCAAACGATCTGCCGCTGCAAGAAGGGTCGTTGATTCCCCGCGCGCGTCACGCGCCGTGAAACTTTCGGCTCGTGCGTGAAAGGCGGTCGGGCTACCCCCCGCAGATCCCGCAGGGCCTTCCTTCGTCCGGGCCGCAGGCTCGACCGCGTGAGGTCTGCCCATACCACCGGCAGGACGTGTTGTGCCGGACTCCTGAACTGGAGTTGAGCCAGTGCCCGCCAGTGGCCGTCTGGGGCTTCTTCTTGATGGCACGGTAGTCCCAGGGGGCAATCGGATTAAACCCCGCCCAGAGACCACGGCTTTCAGCTCGGGCCGCACTTTCCGCGGCAGCGAGGTCGGGGTCGTCTGAGTATTTGACGTAGTGCCAGGCGAAGCCCGCCCGGACCATAGCGAGGTTCACGTTCTGGCCGTCCGCGAAAACGGTCCCGAGAGTGCGCTGGTAGCGGTCGGTCCCTGAGACTTGCAGCGTGACGGTCTTCCCTGCCGTGAGATCCGAGAGGGCCCGCTTCGAGGCAGCAGAGAACTCCTGCCCGTTCTCCGGGGCGTCGATACCGTCGAGGCGGACCTTGAGCTGGGTCCGTTCCGGCGTGAGGAGGGTGAGGGTGTCGCCGTCTGCGATCCCCACGACCTTCCCGGTAACCGTTTGGGCGGAGGCGGGGATGGTGAGAAGTGCGGAAACCAAGAGAAAGACAATTCCTGTAGGGCGATTCACGCGCTCATGATACGTGAGTTTCGCCTAGCAGGCGATGGGTTTTCCAACCATGATCGAAACCGACGCTCGCCTGTTCGCGAGAGACAAACATCCGCAGCTTGGTGTAGATCTCGAGCGAGAGTCCTGAACCCTGCCATCGCCGATATCGCCGCGACCTTGCTCGGGGAACGATTTTTTACCTCCCCGCCACCCCCGCCACCCGCCGCATCCGCTCTAGGTAATTGCCCCGCCTCGCCGTCGGCAGAAAGAAACTCTCCTCCGGCCGCACCGCCGGCATCGCCCGGGCATCGATGTAGGGCCGGATGAGCTTCCGCCGGATCGCCAGCTCCACCGCGCAGACCGCAGAGTCGAGGTCGTCTGGCGACCGGTCCTGGTTGCGTGCCTTCCAGTCGTCCTTCTCCTCGGCCTTCATCCGGCCGTTCTGCTTCAGAGTGCGCCGAGTCGCCACCTGATGGGCGATCGCGTCGGTGATTCCTCGCATCCGGCCCTGTCGCACGATGGCAGCGAAGTTCGCGAGCAGCTCGGTGGCGTGATCGTTGTAGTGCTGCCGTGCGGTGTGGCCCGAGGCCGAGACCGGACGCTCCGTCGAGGGGCCGGAGAAGAAGACCCGGCACGCGCCGCGCTGCCCCATCTCCTGCTCGATGCGGTCGACCTGGGCCCCCTGATTGCCGGTGGCGTCTGCCGCGAAGTCCTTGATCGGGATGCCCCATTCCCGCAGCTTCGTGGCGGTCTGGGTCGCGATCTGGCCGGAGATGTCGCCCGCGGTGATCTTCACGGTGATGGGATGGACGTTGAGGAGATTCACCCAGGGATGTCCGGACGGGCCGATGCCGACGCGGATCCGGGTGAGCCGCACGCCGTCCCGGCCGCCCGACGGGTCGAGCCCGGCGAGGTCGGTGGTGGGCTGCCCCAGCAACTCGGGGGCCAGTTGCCCGCCGGACGAGCGCAGATCCTGGGGCGAGAGGAGCGTCTCGACGATGCCCGAGGGAGGCATGCGCCCGATCCCGTAGGTCCAGAGCTGCATCGAATCCTCGCCGAAGTTCGCGATGAGGTCCTCAAGGTGCTCCTTCCCGGCGAGGTAGGTGATGGTCGGATCCTCGATCGCCGGGGACTTCCGCCCATCGAGGACGAGGCAGACGCCGTGCGCCCCGCGCCAGGTGTCGGAGGTCTTCCACTGGTCGGGCTCGTTCTTTTCGACGGTCTCGATGTCGAGCGGGCCGCCGTCGAGGAGGCAGTGGGGGATGGAGTGCTTGCCCAGCGGGGAGAACCAGGAGTCGGGGTTGCCGAAGAAGATCTCTTTGTATTCACCCGAGGCTCCGAAGTTCGCCTTCACCGAGAGGATGGATTCCGAGCACTTCTGCGGCTCATCGACGGCGAAGCGGTTGCGTTTCTGGTGGGCCCCGATCTTCGACTTCAGATCCTCGTTCGACTCGCCATCCTTCGTCGAGATGCAGACGACGCCGGCGGTCTGGCCCTCGCGGTCCACCGTGATCAATCCGGGGGCGGGGGCCTTCACGACATGGCCGACCCGCAGCTCCGGCGGCAGGTGGGAGTGCCACTTCTTCAGCGATCCGAAACAGCGGTCGTCGTGCATCTTCAGCGGCGAGGTGCAGAGCGAGATCTTCGTCACCGCCGGGGCCGCCATCAGGTCGAAGAGCAGCACCGCCGCCACCGTGCCGGATTTCCCCGAGGAGGAGGATCCCCAGATCGTGGTGATGTCGTGGTCGCACCAGAGGTCGATGATCTCGTTCGACCAGCGGTTGAAGCTGAAGACATGGGCCGGGAGCGCGAGCGAGATCGCGGAGCGCAGGTGATCATCCGGCGAGAGGGCCTTTGGTGCCTTCGCCCGCAGGGTGGGGTTGGCGTAGAGCACCAGGTCGATCAGGGACGGGTGGATGAACTTTTTCGGATCCCAGCGGAGGCCGTATTTCTCGATCAGATCGGCGGATTTCTGCGACATGCTGGCAGGATAGCAGAAAGTCGCGTGAAAAACAGTTGACTTTTGATGCCACAAAAGGCGATATTCGCGCATCGGGAGTTTTTTTCAGCCGGGGTCTCCGCCCGGCATCCAGATCGGGCTGATTTGGGGGACGCCGCCCCACGGGTCTTTAACCTTCTCACTTTGAGGAGGGGTTCTCCGTGACCGGGAGGACGGAAACGAAGCTGGTAGGCGCCGTCGTTTTTGCGACGCGCGATTTCCCCACTGGCATCACCACGCACCCCTTTTTCAGCCATGTCCACCATTTCTCTCGGATGTCATCGCGGTCCCGATGCGGAGCCGATGACCGTCATCACCAACATGATCCAGGAACGCGGCCGGATCTCGCAGGTCATCTACCAGCAGATCGCGGCCTCGCACCCCTTCATCAAGGTCCTCGAACCCTCCAAGGAACTCTTTCCCTCCGGCATGGGCGATGTCCTCAACGAGGTCGTCCTCGACGTCTCCCGTCCGTCGGAGGGCGACGTCCTCGCGTGGCAGCGCGTCCAGGCCGCCCGGCCCGGCTACAATCCCTGCTGCGTCGAGTTCAAGGAGATCCCCTACGGATCGCGCAACGTCTCCGCCTGTCTCTACCGCGACGGCTGGAAGTCGCCCGCCTTCTGCAAGACCGATCTCGCTTTCAAATACGAGCGCGAAAAGCAGATCACCCAGCAGCGCATGATCATGGCGCAGTGGACCAAAGACATCTGGTGCCACTGGTCGGTCGTGGCCTTCCAGCGTTCGGTGATGTGCGTGAACCTGGCGGGAGCCTACGGTCTGCCCGAGCAGATCGGACGCTACCCCACCTACGCCTCGCCCACCTCGATCGTCACCTTCCACCACCTCGAAGCCCTCTACGTCCGGATCAAGAGTTCGGGTGGGGAGTTTGGCCGGTCCGTCGAGGGCCACGAGCTGATCTTCATCGGGGCCCAAGAGTTCACCGCCCTCGAGGAAAACTATCAGAAGGAGCGCGTGAAGCTCGGCTTCCAGAGTGCCGAGGTGATGCTGCCCGAGATCGGCAGCGTCCGGAAGATCGGCAAATACCTGTTCGTCCTCATGGACACTCCTCGCCGGTTCCGCGAACCGCAGCCCGGTGAATCCTTCGAGGATTGCCTGATCCCGAGCACGCTCCAGCGCGAGTCGGTCCGCGGCACCGAGACGGTCCGCAACCCCGACTACCACAATCCGGAGATCGCGAAGTATTCGGAGTTCATCTACTTCAACGCCTCCGCCGCCGCCTGGCTCATCCCTCCGGCGGCGATGACCGGCGCGAGCCAGATGTATCCGGCCTCAGACTACTCTGGCGAGTTCCTCCTCATCAACCCGCAGACCGACAAGGATCCGTTCCAGGAGACGGTCTACTTCGCCGCCCGCTACATGTCCGGGATGATCGGACGTTTTCCGGCGCGTGCCCGGTGCGGTCTCGCCCTCGCCGTCCACGACCGGTTCAAGGACGTCTGCGTCGATGGCCAGGTCGGGATCCCGGCGCAACCGGAGCGGTGGTTCGTCCTCGATTGCAGCAAGCCCATCGGCACGGCGCGTCTCCAGCTCCTCCTCAAAAAGGGGACGCTCCCGGAGATCTGCCCGGACAATCACAGCCTCTTCCTCGTCACGAAGCAGGGGCACAAGTTCCTCATCAACTCCATCATCAGCCAGGAGTCCTATGCCGGAGACGAGATCCACACCGAAGGCGGCACCATCGTGGTGATCGACTTCCCCGAGGATCTCGAAGAGGTGGCGACCTGCCGCGAGGATTGCGACGGGTGGGACTACGTCGCGTGCCTCCCCGCCGCGACCCTGTCTGACCACCCGGTCACGGCGACCTGCGGCAGTTGCTCGCCGACGCAGCCGGATACCACGCCCTGCACGCACACCGTGCACTTCAGCAGCGACACGGTCCTCGACCTTGTCGATGCCGAAGGCGCCGGCCTGCTCGGTGCCCGCCCCGGCCCCGGCTACACCGCGGCGACCTTCCGATCTGCCATCGAGGAACTCCTCGACGGAGAAGGCACCGTGACCGTCACCCAAGGCGAGGCCCCCGAGTATCTCTGGACCATCGTCATTACCGGCAACAACAACGCGAACCTCGAAGGTGCCCAGGTCATCTACGAGGACGGCTTCTACGAAAACGGAGCCGCGTTCGTCCGCACCGGCAACTGCGATTGACCCGGCGTCCGACCCACCCGGGCGGGAGGATGAGTGGGTTCTCCTCCTGCCCGGATTCGATTTCCAACCCCACACAAAACCATGAAGAACAGTCCACTCCTCGGCGTCTTGCGCCACCTCCTCACGTTCGGAGGCGGTTACCTCGTGTCCGGCGGTGTCGTGTCCTCGACTGAGCTTGAAGCCGGGATCGGGGCGCTCATCTCCCTCGCGGGTGTCGCCTGGTCGATCTACGAGAAACGCAAGGCCCACTGACCCGCCCGCCACGATCCGACGATGAATCCCATCCACTCAGGCAGCAGGGGCGCGGACGTCCAGGCCGTGCAGCGTTTCCTCATCGATCTCGGTTTTTACCGGAGCGAGGTGGATGGGGATTTCGGTCCGAAGACGAAGGCCGCGCTCACCGGCTACCAAAAACAGGAGGGGCTCATCCCCGACGGCATCCTCGGCAACGCGACCCTCGCCGCCATGCTTGGCGACGGGTTCAAGCTCACCGAGACCCCGGACACCGCGAAACCCGGCACCTACCCGCCGGGATTCCCGCCCCGGCCTGCCTACGGACCCATGACGCCCTCGCAGGCGAACGCGGCGTTCGGCACCTTCAGCTACGCTCCCGCCCCCACCAAGGGGAACCCCGAAGGCATCAAGATCACCGACGCCTGGGAGTCGGAGAACATCGTCCTCCTCAAGGTGCCGCAACTGGTGACGCTCGGCCTGAGCAAGACCGGCAACGTGCGGGCGCACCGCAAGGTGGTCCCGCAGACCGTGGCGCTCTGGCAGGCGTGGGAAGAGGCTGGGCTCCTCGACCGGATCCTGTCGTGGGAGGGGATGTTCTTCGCCCGGTTCGTGCGCGGCTCTCGGTCGACCCTTTCGAACCACTCGAAGGGATCCGCCTTCGACATCAACGCCGGTTACAACGGACTCGGCAGAGTCCCGGCACCGATCGGGGCGACCGGCAGCGTCCGCGAGCTGGTCCCGCTCGCCGTGCGCTTCGGGTTCTACTGGGGCGGCTGGTTTTCCCGTGGAGACGGCATGCACTTCGAGGTGAAGTCGGTGCTCTCCGAGGAGGCCGTCGCAAAAGTCATCGCCGAAGTCCAGACCCGCGCCACCACCCCCGGATGAACCTCGATTTCTTTGCCGATCTCCACCGGGCCACGCCCCTCTGCGACAAGGTCCTCGCTCTCATCGGCGGGGCGACCGCCGGAGCCCTCACTCTCGGCCCTCTCCAGGCCTGGGTCGGGATCGCCGTCGGCATCGTGACCCTCCTCATCATGATCCCCCGCGCCGTCCTCGTCTGGCGGGATTTCGTCCGCAAGATCCGGACGGGCGAGGCCGAGAGCAAGGACGAGAACGAACCATGATCACCGCCGCGAGAGCACTCCAGCCGTGCAGCGCCTTTGACGATGAGGCTCTGGCTCGCACAGCCATCGAGGCGCGCGAGGAACGGCTCCGCGACCCGGCCTTTTATCCGCAGACCGACGACCGCCGTGCGCCCCTCGCCGTCATCACCGCCCATTTCAATTGGTCCGGCTACCGCCGCCCTGTCCTCAATCTCCTCCGCTTCCTCCGCGAGATGGATTACCAAGGCATCCCCGTCTACGGCATGGAGCTCCACCTCGAGGGCACCAAACCGCTCATGGCAAGGAATCATCGCTGGCTCTGTCTCGAGGTCGGTCCAGAAAACCTCCTCTGGCAGAAAGAGCCGATGCTCAATCGCATCGCCCGCGAGGTCCCTCGCCACATCCCGTGCATCGCCGCGATTGATGCCGACGTCCATTTCACCAATCCGCGCTGGGCCGAGAGAAGCGTTCGCGAGCTGGAAGCGACTCCTGCGATCCAGCCCTTCGCGGAGGCCGTCTGGGGCGACGAGTGGGGCCGCGCCCAGATGATCCGTTCGTGCTCCGCCCGCCACGGCCTCAACCTCGACTGGCAATCCCATCCCGGCTTTGCCTGGGTCTTCCGTCGCGAGTTCTTCGAGAACGGTCCCGGGTTCTACCCGTGGTCGGTCACCGGGGCCGGCGACACCGTCACCGCGACCGGTCTCCTCGATGTCACCCGCTTTTCCTCGACGGAGAAAGCGATTGGCGAGCTGAACCTCTTCAACGGCGTCGCCGATGACTGGATCGCCCGGGCCAAGCAATTCATGGGAGATAGCCCGGTCGGATGGGTCGAGGGGCAGATCTGGCACGAGTGGCACGGCGACCGCAAGGACCGCCAGTATGTCAACCGCCACGTCATCATGGAGCAGGTGGATGTGCTCAAACACGTCCGGCTCAACTCGTCCGGGATTCTTGAATGGACCGACGCCGCCCCTCCAGACGCTCGCGCGGGGATGGCCCACTACTTTGACACGCGAAGGGAGGACGGATGATCGATGACATGACTTTCACGACCGATTGGGTCACCAACCAGGAAGGCTCGTGGCGCGAGTTACTCGGCCATCTTGTGGGCACGCCTGCCCGTGGGCTTGAGGCGGGAGTGTTCGAGGGCCGCTCCTCGCAGTGGTGGCTCAAGAGTATCCTCACGCATCCGGACGCTTCGCTCTATGCGATGGATCCGTGGATCGAGAAGAGCCGCGAGAATGTGGCCCTGATCAAGGCGGATCCGATTCACGGCCCGAAGTTCACCTTTGACGGACGCCGTGGCCAAGTCGCCATGGCCGATCTCATCGCCCGCGGCCAGTCCGGCACTTTCGACTTCGTCTACCTCGACTGCGGCAAGGAAGCGCACAGTGTCCTGGAGCAATCCGTTCTCGCCTGGTTGTTGCTCAAACCGGGCGGCATCGCCATCTGGGATGATTACCGATGGAAATGGGCCGTGGGCCGCACCGAGCAAAAGCCCGTTCATCCTCCGTCAATCGCCATCGACGCTTTCGTCGCGGCCTACGCAGGCTTCGCCGAGGAAATCCATCGCGGCTGGCAGCTCGCCATGAAGAAACTCGCCCACTGACATGGACATCCGACTCCTTCTTGATAGTGCCGGTCCGCATTGCAAGCCGCTCAGATGCGATGCGGGGGCTCGCGCCTTCCTTTTCCTCAAGAGCGGTTTCGAGGATCGCACCGCCGACGGTTCCGGCGTGGTCGTCGCCACGATCAGTTCGGTGTCGCTTCTGTGCTCGAACGCGGGCGCAGGGAAGTGGGACTATCTCTTTTCGATTGCCCCCGATGAGATCGCACCCACAAAGACCGTCGCGGCTTCCGATGTCGTCAGCGTGTGTTGTTTGGAATGCGACTCCGAGGCGCTCCTTCGGAAGATCAAGCGAGTCGAAGCCCGGGATTTCACGACCGAATCGTTTCGCGTTTTCGGCGATGAGGAGGGGGTCGCGGCCGGGGAGTTCCGGCTTTTCCGAAAGCATACCGACGTCCTCCTGATCGCGATGGAGGTTTCGGTGGCGCGGATCAACGGAGGCGACGGATACGCCGAGCCTGGAAGACTGACCGTGAGACCGATCTCCACACCGGAGCAAGCTCTCGGTCCCTGGGCCGGAATCGGTGCTGGGGCCGTGATCGATCCTGCGACATCGACGCCGATGACGGCGCGGTTCGAGTTCGTTCCACCGCTCAAGCTGGATGGCGGGCGGGCCCTCGGCGTCAACGTTCTTCCGGAAAACGTGGGGGCCTTCTTTGGCCTGGAGGTTCACCTTCAATTCAGCCTCTCTGACGAATGATCCCGCTGAAAGACATCAAGCCTTTGCCTTTCATCCAAGGTTCGACCGTTGTGGTGGTCGAATCTGGGGATTCGAATCCTGACGCTCCGTCGGGCAACACGACCATCGCCAATGTGGCAGGCCTGCAATCAGCACTGGATGCGAAGGCGGCAAGCACTGATCCGCGTTTCTCCGACGCCCGAAATCCGACCGCACACAAAGCGAGCCATTCCCTCGGCAGTGCGGACCCTCTGAGTCCATCGGACATTGGCGCGGTGGCATCGAACTTCGATGCCAGCTTGAAGAGGCTCGCCCTCGCCCCTGATGCACTCGCGGGATCATCGGCACTCTCCGCGTTGAGCATTTCGCAAACGTGGAACACGACCGGCAATCCGGCCTTGGTGAGAGGCTACGTCACCAACACCACCAGCGGCGCGGGTGCGAAACTCCTCGACCTGGGGGTTGGCTCGACAACTCGACTGAACCTCGATGTGTCGGGCCATCTCTACACGAATAGCGCCGACGATTACGCCGCCTACGGGTTCCTCAATTCGGCGCGGGGGATCGGCTACAATGGGGCTTCGGAAAAAATGCTGATGTATGCGAATGCCTCCGGAGTCGTGAACGCTGGAGTCTCCGCCGATGGGCTTTTCTTGCCCCAAACCTCCGCCCTTTCATGGTCAAGCTCTGGATGGGCTAGCGCCAGCGATCTCTTTTTATCGCGGGCTGCGGCGGCAACGCTCCAGCTTGGTGTCAACCATCCCAACATTTCGACCCGTCATACGATCAAGGGGCACAATGTGACCACTGGAACTGCTGGCGAGCTAGTGCTGAGGGCCGGAACTGGAACGGGAGGCGCCATCGGAACCGCGGGCGTCTGGCTTGGTAACCCGGCCTCAAGTGCTTTGAAGCAATACGAATTCAACGGGGCCATCTTGGGCGGATTCTTCAACGAGGGTCTCCGTGGTTATCTGCGTTTTTGCGGAGGAAGTGGAGGTGAGGTGACTCTCGCGAGCACTTCAAATAACGGAAATTTGGAATTCATCCCTCACGGAACCGGGAAGGTGAAGTTCGGGACCTTCGTCGCCAGCGCCTCTCACACCGCCGCCGGTTACATCGAAATTCTCGACGCTTCGGGGACTGCCAGAAAACTTGCCGTAGTCGCATGATTTATGAATCTCTCAATCACGCTCAACACTGAACAAGCCGCAGCTCTCGACGATCTGCTCGCGAGCCATAACGCCGGCGTGGACGCTCCGGTTTCGGCGGAAGCCTACCTTCAGACGGTCCTGCTTGGGATCATCGACGACAAGGTCTCGCAGCGATTTGAAGCCACGGCGGCCAATCTGGTGAACGCCTCACGACAACTTCCTTATGAGTCAAGAATCGCCCTCATCGCCCAAGTCCAAGCAGCCATCGAAGCCTGAGCTCTCTCTGCAACAAGCGGAGGCCATCCGTGAGCTCGACGCGCTCCTGCACCCGGCCGTTCTGCCTGGCTTTCTGCAAACGGCGAGTCGCGAACAGTGGCGAAAAGTCGCCGACTACCTCGATGCGTTGAAGGAACTCCTGCCACCGACCACCCCCACACCATCATGAGCAACGGAAACCACTGCGGCTGCGGATCGACGCCGGTTCAACCAGGCAACCAACTCATCGTGCCTCCCGGGACGCTCGTCGTTCAGCAGCCATGCGCCACCACCTCGCCGCAGTCGGTGGGTGTCGCTCCCTCTGCGTTCAACTCTGGGCAGGCCGTCAACAATCCCACCGGAGAATGCTCGCCGTTCGCCATGCCGACGGTGGCCCGCTCGTTCGTTCCCGCCAGCACCAACCAGACCGGAAACTTTTTCTCGAACTGTGCGAGCAACTGGGGGCTTCCCGGGATGCTCATCTACTTCCCAGGTCAGGGCCAGCTCGAGATCCTTGGCACCAGCCAGAACTCGATCACCTACCGAAACCGCACCGTCGTGCCTGGTGTCGAGATCCTCGAAGGGACCCGCTTCGCGGTGGGGATTCCCATGGCTCCGATCGAGGTCGTCGATACCGGGGACGATGACGTGGCGACTCCAGTTCCAACTGAAACCATTTATGCGGATGCGTCCCAGCTCTCGAACCTTCGCGGCGTCCTCAACAACACCCCAAGCCGCATCGTGCCGGTGAAGAACAACGTCCTCGTTGGGCGTGGCGGTGGCGAGGCCGGGTTGTATTGGGTTCGGCGCCAGCTCGGACAGATGCGCTATCCCGTCACTCCGGTTGCACTTTACACGACGGGTTACGTGGCCGCGGCCAATCGCACGGCCGCTCCGACATTGCCCGGGAAGCCGGTCCTACCTAGCGAGGTCGATACCTTCGGCGTTGAGCTGTTGTTCTATGTCGCCTCAAACAGAGAGGCGAACGACCCACAAAGTTGCGGCGTGACGCTGCTCGCAGGGGGGCTCGTCGTCGGCTCCGCCTATTCGAATTATCGGCTCACTCCGGACGTTGCCGGCGCGGTCATCAACCTGCCGAAAGAGGCGACGACACTCCCTCTCTCGATTGTTCACGCGCCAAACTCGTCCGGCAAGATGGACGTGAGGGTCACCCTCCTTGCTTATCACTACTGATGGATGAAGGAAAGGTCACGGATGGATTTACGACTCTGGCCGGTGGGATGCACTTGGCTGGGGAAAATCCTCATGTGACCGGGGCTGACCAGGCTGAGGTCATGGTCAACGCGACGGTGCGCGATGGATGGGCCGAGCCACGGCCCCGATTCCGCCAGCTTCAAATCCTCTGGACGCACCGGCTCGCCCAGCAATCCTTCGAGGGCGGCGTCATCCAGGGGTCGGCCCGCTACGAATCGAATCAGGGCCCGCGCATCGTCTTCGCGGCGGATGGGCGGCTCATCTCGTTCAACCCCGAGACGCGAGAGGCGCACCTCCTCACCCCGGACGGCGTGACGCGGCCGTTCTTGGCGAACCTCCCGTTCATTCACCTTCAGCAGCGCGGGAAGTGGCTCATCGCCCAAGACGGCTTGAACCCGCCGGTCATCGTCGAGGGAGAGAACGCGCGCTTCGATCGAGATCCGTTCTCCGGGATTCCCGTTGGGGCGATGATGGCGGACGGTTGGCACCGCCTGATTGTCGTCGCTCCGGATCGCGAGCGGATCTATCTATCCGATCACGAGCTCGATCCATCGACGACTCCGCTCTCCTTCACCGACGGCGCCGAGTATTACCTCAACGCCCGATACTTCCGGGTCCCGCGCGAGTTGGGCAAAATCGTGTCGGTGGCCTTTTCGCCCTCCTTCAATTTCCAGGACGATCTCGGTCCGCTCGTCGTCTTCTGCGAGCGGGGCACGCGGACCTACTCGATTCAGTATCCCCGCGAGGAGTGGATCCAGCGCGACATCTCTTCCACGATGCTCCCCACCATAGGGGCCTGTGCCCATGGGGCGGTGGTTTCGCGGGGGAATGACATGATCTTCTCCGATCACAACGGCCGCATCCAGACCTTCAAGGCGGCGATCTCCCGGCGCGAATCCTCGCGGATCGGACACATCGACCAGCCCGTCTATGAGCTGTATGAGCGCGAGAATGCCGCTCTCCGCCGGTGGCGACGAGCCGAGAGATTCGACGACCGTATCCTCACCACCGTCTGGCCGGAGCGAGTCCGACGCCCCGGTGGCTACTCGGTTCGCCATCGGGGTTTCGTCGTCATGGAAGAGAACTTCCTCTCCGAGCGTCCCTTCGTGTGGGCGGGTCTCTGGACGGGAGTTTACCCGGTCACCATCAACGTGGTCGGGCATCAGAAGTCCCCGAATGATTCGCCCGAGGAGCGTTGTTTTGTCGCGTCCCTCGATGACGACGGGATCCATCGGATCTACGAACTCGATCGAGAACCGGGCCCGGATCTCGTGCCGACGCCGCGGCGCGTCCCCATGTGGGTGATCCCGCGTTGGATGGACTGGAAGAGCGTCTTCGATCAGAAGCGATACCTCAGCGCCTCCGTTCAGCTCGGGGCGATTCGTGGCCGGGTCACGGTCAGGGGATGGTGGCAAACCTCCGACCGTCGGGCGCAACGGTGGTTCACTCACGAGGACGCAGGCCCGAAAGGTTTCCAGCTCTGCCCTGGGATCAAGCCGCTCTTCGCTCCCGGCCGCCCGCGCCTGAACCTGCCCGCTCTCCCGACGAAGGACGCCTTCTACCGAGCTCGTCCCATCCTCCAGGTCATCGGGCAAACCTCCCTTCGCGAGCTCGCCGTCCATGCGGAGATGACGACCGCATCCCGCACCAATGACACCAAATGCGAACCCCCGGTCGAGGTCGTGACCACCGAGGACTGTGGTCTCAATTTCTGGCGTCACGAAGGGGACGATCCGGTGATGCCACCCGTGCGAATCTGCCACCCCGACCATCCATGAGCCATCCTCTCATATCCGGCTTCAAAGCGCCTCCGCCGATCCAGGCGCGCCTCACGTTGAATTCCCTCCCTGGGGGAGGGTGCTTCGAGTCTGTGGGCGATCTGCAAAAGTGGCTGGAATCCGCGACGATCGAGTTCGTCATGCAGACCGGCTCGGTGGTCTTCGGCACCGCCGGCACGATCAACGCCGCGACCGTCACGGACCGCGACAAGGTCCGGCTCATGTTTGACGACGATGGCCGGTGTTTCGGCTTCGCCATCTACTCGACCCAGGCAAAGGCATGGGTGCGCTGCGGCACTCCCGGCGAGCTGCTAACGATCTTCCGCACCGAAGCCACTGTCGATCGCGACATGGAAACGAAGCTCCTCAAAAACGGCTGGCTCCTCTGCGACGGCAGCCTGACCGGAGCGCCCAATCTCGTGGGCTCGAAACCAGCAGAAAACGCGGGAGATCCGCCAGTCTACGTGAACAACGAATTCTTCCAGAAGGACGAGGGCGAATGGACGGTCTACACCGTCATCAAGGTTGCCTGACAGAGCTACGCGCGAATGATCTTCCGAGCCTCAGATGCCCTTGCCGAGATCGCTCCCTTCGTGGATGGCGGCGGCGTGGATGTGCGATGCGAGCCCGGCCGGTCTCAGGCTTTTGCCGTGCTGAACCGGGCCATTCGCCAACTCATGAACGAGGGCGACTGGCACGGCATGACCGCGACGATCTGCATGCCCGTGCGGAGCAGAGGAGTCCTCGTGCTCGATGAACGGTTTGAGACGATTCGCCTCGCGAAGTGGAAGTCCGGCAGCCCGATCCCGATCTACACCGAAGGATTCAAGTTTCTGGAGGGCGGCCTCGATCCAGAGGCGTCGGACATTCCTTCTCTTGTCGATCTTGGTGAATCGATTCCGCTGCACCGACAACTTCCCCGCGCGATGGCGATCCTGGCCTACTCCGAGCAGATCGAGCGGGACGGGATCGTCCTCGAGATCCGGGGCACGGATGAGAGCGGGCGCGAGGCCCTCTCCGCTCTCCCGATTCGGCATTCGTGGAAGAGCGCCCAGCCTCCGGCATACACCGGGGCAGACTGCGAGCGATGGCTCAGTGGTCGATGGGCGGCGGTGACCGAGTTGCGGAAGCCGGTCACGCAAGGGCTCGTCTACGTCTTCGGGTTCGACCCTTCGACTGGAGAGTCGGTTTGGTTGACCACCCTGCGACCGGAGACCCTTTCCCCGCAGCATCGCTGCTACGCCGTGCCGGGGTCGAAGACTGGAAACGGTCACCAAGTCCTCGCGAAGGTCGTGCTGCGTTGGCACCCGATGCACTTTGAGAGCGACGTCCTCCCAGTCCAGAACATCGACGCCATCGCTCGGATGGTGCAGGCGCTTCACGCGCTCGATACCGGCGACGCGGCCCGTTACCAGTTCTTCACGAACAGCGCGATGAGCCAGCTCAACAAGCAGCTCTCCCGGCGCGAGCGTCCTGCCAAGACCGGTCTCCAGGTGAGCATGGTCCGCAGTCCCGCCCGGCTCGGCCGCGGTGGGCGTGGGGGGTTCTTTTCTCACTGCTCTTCCCCGGCGAGCCCCTCGACGCTTGAGGAAGAGGAAACCGAAACCACAATCCTCTCGGCGTGCCATCAGACACCCGAGGACGAACCACCCCAGGGCGTCACTCTCTGAAGATCATGTCAGCACTCGGACTACTCGGAAGCATCGGCGGTGGGCTCCTCAATTTCGGGGCGGCAAAAGGTCTTGCCGATGACATCAGCAAGGCCCTCGACGTGCAGGGGCAGGCATGGGGCCTCGGCTACAACCTCCGCGACGTCTACGGCAAAAAGCCGGTGCTGCCGAAGTGGAAGTTCAACTATGGCGATCTCCAAAAGATGATGGCCGAGATGGGGACGCGAGCGGGAACCGTGGGTGTCGAGAATGCGGCCAAAGTAGCCGAGGGTTCAAACAAGGCCGCGGTCGAGCAACTTGAGGCCGCGATGCGCGAGATGTTCGGGGGACGCGGTTCCTTCGAACGCCAGCGTGATCTTGCAAGCCGCAACACGGAGGACATGCTCGCGGGAAAGCTGAGTCGCTCGGCCGAAAACCAACTCGCGCGCCGAGCCGTTTCCTCGGGTGCTGTGGGGCTTGGCGAGGGTGCTGTGAGCGACGCCTATGCCGGTTATCTCGGGCTCTCCCGGGAGGAAATCGTCACGCGCGGCAACCAGCAATACCAGAGCCTCTATCAGGGCTACCGCCAGGCGCTTCCGTTCGTCTCGGCTGCGGAGATGATGCCCTACACGACCCTTCAGATGGGACAGGCCGTGGGTGCCCGGATGATGCTGGAGGAGAACAAGTATCGCGCGAACTACAACCGTGCGCTGGTGAAGGCGGCTCCAGACCCGATGGCGCAGGGTCACGTCTTTGCCGAAATGCAGCGCGACATGGCGGTCGCGGGAGCCAACTACCAAGCCAACAGCCAACTCGGAGGAATGTTCTCCTCGGCGCTGAACGGCCTCGGCGGCCTCATGGGTGGCCAATCGGCGATGAGCTTCAACCCCACAGGAATGTTCTGACATGGCCCTTCCCGACATCGCAGGATACCTCGCCTCAACCCGACAGCCGATTGATTTCGTCGGTCCGGCGATCCAGGCGTTTCAGTCCATCTCTTCGGAGATGCGGGCAACGCGAGCCCAGAACCTCGCCGAAGAGGAGAGTGCCCGGGATCTCGGCAAGGGGATCAAAGAGGGGATGCAGAAGGATCGGATGTTCCAAGAGGAACTGATCGACATGTCGCAGGAGCGGATGATCCGCGATCAAGACCAGCAGATGAAGATGATGCGCTTCGGCATGGACATGCGCGAGAAGGAGTTCAGGCATCAGAACCTTCTCCCGCTCGAGGTCCAGAGTCGCCAGCTCGGAATCGCTCGCGATCAGCAGATGTTCGAAGCCAAGGCGATGGAGATGCAGACCGAGCAGTATCTCCGGACCGTGGGTGTCGAGAATCTCGGCCGCGCCGGAGCCCTCATTGGGGGGAGCCTTCCTGTTCCCGAAGAGGCGATCGATGTGGCTGCCGGCGAAACCGCGGAGTCTCCCCAGGCGCGAATTCGCGCGGCGGCCAACCAGCTCGGATTGCTGGAGCCGCTGATCAAATCGAGCGGGGACAAGGGCCTGGCCGCCCAACACCAGAACCTTCAGCGAGTCCTCCAATCCGACCCCATGTATCGCTCCTTGGCGGCGAGCGACGGCCTGCTCTTGCCCGCAGAGAAGGCGGAACGCAGTAACCGCCGGATCGAACTGTTCCAGTCGATGTTGCCCTTTGATGATGAGGCCAGCGCCGGATTCATCGAGCGGAATTTCAAATCAGTCCTGACGATGAAAAACGGGACGGACAAGGAGTTTGATGCGATCTCCCGCCGATTGCTGGACCGCGCCGATACGGAGTACCGCGACTCCCAGCAAAATCCAACGACATCGCCACGCGGCGATTATGTGGGGGATCGAAACCGGTATGATGAGATCGCCAAGGCCAGGGCCGATGTTGCCGCTGCTCAAGCCGTGGTCGGGCAGAAAGAAGCAGGCGGCTCCACGTTGGGGATGGATGCCGCAATGGGTGCGCTTCGCTCCGCCGAAGCGAGGCTGAATTCCCTCGAGCAATCTTACGGAGGCTTAATCCCTAACCTTCCTGTGGCACCAGTCGCACCGGGACCAACAGGCTCAAACCCAGCGGATTTTTATCGGTGAGCTGACGATGGGCAACTTCTTCGAAGATTTCATTTTCTCCGCCAAGAACGGGCACATTTACCTCGGCGACTATGGGGAATGGACGCCCGAGGAAATCATCGATGGTTCTTGGCTGAAGCAGTTTCGGCCTTCTCCGAAACCCTCGGTGGCGCCCGCCCCAAAAGCAAAGCCGGGCGACACCGAATCGGCCAAAGGGGCGCAACCCAGCCCATCGACCCCGGCCCCGGAAGCGCCGCCGCCGGATCCCAGCCCGGAGCCTGCGGTAGCCACCCCAGCACCGATGCCCACTCTCGATGCGGTGATCGACCACGGCCAGAAAGCGGGCAAGTCTCCCGAGGAAATCGCGGAAGCCGCCAAGAAGTGGCGCGACAAGGCGAGGACCTGGGGCGAGGAAAACTTTCGCGAAACGGATCCAAACAAGTGGTTCGCCGGGAACCGCAAACTCGACGCGCGGATCCGCGACGAACTGGCCGCGATCCAAGGCCGCGAGGCTACCGAGCGCATCGCCACCGAGATCCGCGACCCGGGCGATCGCCAACGCTTTGCCGAGCAGTATTCCCAGAGCAACGGCGATCTGAATGCCTTTGAAGAAGGGAGCCCGGCTCGATCTCTGGCCGAGATCCTCAACCAGGAGGTCTTTCAGTCGCCCAAGTTCACGCTGCGAGGCGGCGGATCGGGTCCCATGCCGTTCTCGACCGAGGCCGGTGTGCCACTCGGCGACTTCGAAACCCAAATCCGCCCCGAAGGTGATCTGGACGTCGTCATCCGCGTCGATGACGAGGAGAAGGGCAGCGTCAGGAAGGCGATCACGATTCCCGAGATCACGGACGAAGACATCGAGGCGGCCCGGAGGAAGGCGGAGGAGGAGGCGACGCAGCTTCGCCAAATCGAGAGAACGACGAACCAAGGACTCAGAGACGACCTCGCGGATGAGCCGGTTCAGCGGGGGTATGACGTTGGCTACCAGGGAAATCTAAAACTCCGAAAGGAGAAGGCCGAAAGAGCAGCCGAGACCGCCCGACTCAAAGCCGGACAATCCGAGTCCCGCGCCAACGTGCTTGCCGATCCCGGTCGCGGGCGACTTCTCCTTCTCCGCGAGCAAGTCGAGGAACAGATCAAAGCCGACAAAGATCTCAAGAAGGTGGTGGGTGATGTCGCCCTCGGCGAGGACTTCTGGCGGGGCGTGCAGCAGACCCATCTCGGGGCGCGCATGGCGGTCGCCGACGCCACCGGCAACGAAGAGGAGAAGACGAAAGTCCGCGAACTGATCGGCGATCTCAGCCAGATCTATCCCGGCTCGACGAACCTCCAGTTCCGGGGCGGGGCCGGTGCGTTCGCCAGCGACGCTTCGATGGTGCTCGGAGGGATGCTGCCGACGATGATGGTTTCGCTGGGGACCGGGGGAGCGGCGGCGGTGTCTGGGGCAGCCGTTGGCGGCCTCACTCGAACCGCGGCCCTTTCGCCTATCGGTTTGAGTGCCTACGGCAACGCCTACGCCACGATGCTGAACGAAGCCGACGCCCTCGACGAGATAGGGCGGCGCGAGGAGGCCGCGCAACGTCGCAAGGACGCCCGCGTCTACGCATTGGCCCAGGCAGGGGTGGAAGTCGGCACCGAACTGATCTTCAAGGAGGAAATGTTCCGAGTCGGAGGCAAAGGGTTCTTCTCGAAAGTGGGTGCCGGAGCCGCGCAGAACACCGTCGAGGAACTCCTCGCGGCGACAGGCAATGCCGAGCTCGACCGTGAGTTCCGCGATGAGTTGCCGAAAGAGGGTCAGATCGCCAGGGAAACCCTCTTGGGGACCGTGGTGGGCGGGCTGATGCAAGTGCCCGGAGGGGCGGTGGAAGTGTTTCTCCCGAAACCCCAGCCGGGCACTCCCGCAGGAAACGCGACACCGCCACCCGGGACGTCTCCCGGCGCAACACCCCCGCCTTCCTCCGCGCCACCTCCCGGGGCGACGCCTCCCCCCAGCAGTCCTCCACCTGGAACTGCGCCGCCACCGCCCGCTACGTCATCTCCGCCTTCGTCTGCGCCCCCGCCCGACACAACCCCGTCTGCCCCGCCACCGGGGACGCAGTTGACGGTGCCGGGCGACGCTGCGCTCTACCAGATCGGTGGCCGTTCGTTTGCGTGGACGCGCTGGGGATGGTTCGACCGAGACGCCAACAAACTCATCGATCCTCTGGCAGAACTTGGATTGGTCGTGCAACTGGACGAGGCACGCCGACGCCTCAACTCGGGAGAGCAACCCGTCAGCCCTGAGGTCACCCTCAACCCAGGCGAGACGCCCCGGATTCTCAGCATCGACGGCAACCGGTTTTTCATGATCGACCCGGCGGGGAGAGGGTGGCTCGAAGTCTTCCCAGCGACCGGCAAGCCGTCGCAGTTGGTCAACTTCGCCCTCGAAGGCTCCAGCGGCGTCGAGACGCTCCGCCGTCTCCAGGCGAAGGTGGCGGAGCTGAGAGGAGAGACACCCGCTGATCCAAACGAAACTCCGGACCCGCCGGTCGAGCCCACTCCGCCGGTCGAGACGCCATCCAACGAAAGCGACCCAGCCCCAGAAATTCCCGAACGCCCAGCCGATGGCACGGTTTCCAGCGGCAAACCCAACGGGGCAAAGGCGCGGTTTCGGTGGAGGATCGTTTCCCGTTCCGACATCGAGGCGATGGTGGTTCGTGACATCGAGGAGGCTCAGACTCGCCAGCGGAAAGGCAACGTCGCCAGCGATGAGCAGCGCGAGCGCATGGCTACCGGTCTCGACCCTGATCTGGTTATGGAGTCTCCCGTCTCAAGCATGGGGGCTCCGGCGGTTTTCGAGGGGAAGGTTCTCGCTGGGAACGGCCGAGCTGATGGGATCTCAGAAGCCTATCGGCGGGGACTCGCCGCCGATTACGAAGCGAGGATCCGAGCATTCGCCACCGAGCGCGGGCTCGATGTCCCAGACGAGCCGATCCTGGTTCGCGAAATCATCGACTTCACCCAGGGCGACGCGCGGAGTTTCGTGGTGGAGTCCAATCCGAAGCGGGGCGGAATGCTCGCGGAGTCCGTTTCCGAACAGGCCCTCCTCGACTCCGAGACCATCGGCGACGAGGTCCTCGCCAATCTCACCTTCACGGCGGATGGAAACCTTTCGGCCGGATCACTCGCTGCGGTGGCGTCGAAACTGGAAGAGGCGAACCGCGGGATCACGCGCACGCTCTCGGGTCAGTTCGACCGCTCCGAGGCTGGCCGCCGGGTCATGGCCGCGTTCCTTTCTCGGCTCGTCTCAAAGGCCGGGCGAGACGCCTCCGATGTCGCGTCGATCCTCGAATCCGATGGCGGCAAGCGCGCGGTGTCGGCGATCGCCCAGGCGGCTCCGCGACTCTCGAAACTCGATAACGATCTCTCGCTCGCATCGCCCATCGTGGAGTCGCTCTTGGAATTCAAATCCGGTCTCAGTGCGGTTTCAAAGGGAGAGTTTGCCAACGTAAGCGACTGGTTTGAGAACCGGACCAGTGAGCTGCTCGCGGCCAATCTCGATCCCGTCTCGCGAGAGATCCTCAAGGAAATGGCCGGGTCGGTGACTTCCGGGGCGGCCATGAGAGACCTCCTCGCCGAATATCTCGTGGACGCCGAGGCGGAACAAAAGGAGCGTGACAGCGCATCTTCAACAGGTGATATTTTCGGTGATGAGCGAGCCAATCAAGCCCCCGAAGACATCTTCCGAAAGCTCGGTAGGATCAAAGGCCCGGACCCCGGTGTCGGCTCTGGAACTGTTGAGGCGAGCCAGCGCGAGACTGGAGGCCAAACGGAAGGCAGGCCAACCACCGGCCCAGCTGTAGGCCCGGAGGCCGAAGGCCAACTCATCCCCGAGGGCGAGATGCCCTTCAACCTCTCCGGCGAGACCATCGTCGAACCGCCGCCGGTCGAGCCCGAGGATACCCGCACCGATGCCGAGCAGGATGCGGACAGCGGACAGGGCCGCCTCTTTGAGGATCGCATCACCACGCCGCCACTCCGGCCGCGACAGGACCGGCTGGGCCGGTTGGGCCGGTTGGTCGATGGGTTCTCGGCGCGTCATCCCGAGAAACGCCCCGAGACGCCTCCTGCCCGCAACGAGGCGCAAGAGGAGCACCTGCGTGCCATCAAGGCCGGAGTCGAGGAATACTTCGGCGGCGACGTCCCCGCCGGTGTTCGCGTTGTGTGGGATCCCGCGGCGGTTTGGGATGCCCAGTTCCACCGCGCGATGCGAATCATCGAGGCCAACGCGGCACTGATTAGGCGCGGCGAGATTTCGTTCAAGCTGGACCATGAGATTGGTCACCTCCTTTTCTCGGACAAACAGTTCGCAGCAGACTTTGAGACGCTCTGGAAGTCGCTCCCGAAAACCGTGCAAGATCGGATCAGCCGCGGCGTCCAGGGTCATGTCGAGCGGGGATACTACGCCGAGGACGAGGCCTTTGAGGAAACCCGTGTCAGGGCTCTCGAACACATCCGCAGGGCGGCCTCCAGCGAAAATGCCGACCCTGCGATGAAGCGTGCGTGGCGCCGGTTTGTCCGCGCCGTGATCCGTGCGTTCAATCGTCTCACCGGCCGCAAGCCGGTCGACCCGCAGCGTCTCGCCGCGGCCATGATCGAGATCGGTGTCGCGAGGATGCGTGGCGATTCGGGCAGCGCCGGTGTCGGTAGTATGTCTTCCGTTGTCGAGTTCGAGACGTTCAAGGATTGGGCGCTTCGCGAAATCGCTGACAATCAGTTCCTCCAGGAGGACGCGGGGCGTCTCTGGGTGGCGTCCGATGTGCGGGGCAACGTCAACGAGGTCTTCGGTTCGTTCGCAGATGCCGACGAATACTTCCGGACGATGTCAGGGAAAGGCGAGTTTCTCTGGGATGTGACCGAATCCTACGAGCGAATGGTGGGCGGGATCCCTGCTCGAAAGCCGGATGGACCGATCAAGGCAAGCGAGGCGAAGCAGGCTTTCTATGGGCTCGAGCCCATGCCTGGCGAAACGCCAAGCGAGGCCGGAAACCTCCCGCAACTCACGCCGATGGGCAGGCCCGTCACTCCGGCGGTGTTGCCGGACCATGCGCTCCGCTACGGCTTGCCTTCTGATGAGGATTCCGGCCGCGATGCCACCCCCATGCGTCGCGTCCCGAATCCGGGTAAGCCCTACCGGCCGGGGCAAGCGATCTTCTCGATTCGTGAGGCGGGCGAAGTCGGATGGGAAGACCGGGCGCAACGGTTGATGCGGCGCATCGATCAGATGTATGCGACCGGCCGGGTCGAAGAGGTCGAAGATCTCGAAGCTGAACTGGAAGCCATCCTTGAGCGAGCGGACACCGATCTCGACGGGATGGACGAGGGCGACGACGCCGACCAGGTGAGGGAAATGCAGACCAGCGACCTGTCGGAGTTTGATTCCGCGCCGCCGGATCCCGAGGCGCAGCTGGTGCAGTTCTGGCTCCAGTGGAACGGTCAAGGCGGGCCGTCGTACATGAGGGAATTGGCGAGGCGAGATAACGCCACCTTCGGCCAATATGTCCGGAACTCCCTTGGTGATTCCGCCTACGTCCTCAATGATGGAGTCACCGACGAACAGATCGAAGAAGCCGCCGAAGAGGCCTTCGCCAACTACGAGCGAAGGAGGAACGCGATGCTTCGCGCACTTGAGCGTCGCCGTAGCATCTCATCGATCGCCGCGGATGACCCAGGCCAGACCACGCCTGAACCACCGCTCTCCATCGACGGTCCGATCGAATCGGACATCGACGCCGCGGCCGAGGCCCTAGCCAATCTGGAGTCGGCCTTCCGGGTTTCCTTCTTGGTGGGCGACTTCGACGGGGCGGCATCCGCGATGGACTCCGCGAACGTCGAGACCTTTACGGCCTTTGCCGAGAAGCTGATCCGGTTGGCCGCGGCCGGTGACCCAAGCGCCGAAGGAATGCTGGAGTGGATCGAGGCGATCAACTCCGGGACGCGCGTGGACACCGACATCGATCCGGAGCTCGAGGATCTGATCCGCAAGATGCGTGAGCGGTTCCCCAATCGACGACGCAGGGGTAGGGCCGACCATCTCCAGAAGTTCCACTCTCCGGACGCATTCGCCGCCGCGTTTGCCGCGTTCGTGGCCGCGGGCGACTTCCAGAGCGCCTACGAGGCCGTGCGCGACACGGATGACAGCATCCGCATCCCGGTGATGAAGCGGTTCCTCAAGGCGGCCAAGGGCGGTGATCCGGTGGCGAAGAAGAACTACGAGTGGATGAGTCACATCTTCAATGGCACGACGCCACCTGGAGTCTCTCAGCCCGGTGCCGGAACCTCCGCACCTCCTCCGGGGAGCGCCCCGCCACCCGGGTCGTCAACCCCGCCACCGGGAGCTTCGGCGCCTCCGCCAAGTGCGCCTCCGCCGGTCGCGCCGAAGACGCCGCCTCCCCGGCCCAGTGGAGTCGAGAAGCTGAACATTCCCGCCCTGGTGTTCCTCGCCAAGCGCATGGGGACCACGCCGATCGTGAGACGGTTCCGGGCACGGGGGATGTATCAAACGACCAACCCACGCGGCCAGCGCCAGGACAATCCGAAGATCTTCGTGAACGAGTTCCTCGCGAAGGAGGACTGGCAACAAGCGGCGCGGACCCTCGCCCACGAGATCGGTCACTTCATCGACTACATCATCGCCGCTGTCCCAAGCGCAGACATCGTCAAGAGCCTCATCCCGCTGCAAGCCGAGCGGGACCAGTTCATCGAGGACATCTTCGGTGTCGGGACGGCCTACACTGCGGCGCGGAAATACATGATGGAGGAGGCTGTCGCGCTTTCGAAACGGATGCGCGGAGACTTTTCGCCGTCGGACTCCTACCGGATGTCGGCGGCTGAGCTCTACGCCGATTTTCTCTCGGCGGTGATGATCGACCCGGATCTGGCGTTCGACGTCGCCCCGCTGATTTCGCACGCCTGGTTCGCCCACCTCAACCAGAAGCCGGAGGCGGAATCAGCGTGGAACCTGATCCAAAACCTCATCAAGGGGGACGGGCTCCACGATGCGATCAGGAGCGGCCGCGTCACCGAGCAACGCGCCGCCATGACCGAAGTGCGGAACCGGGCGGACAGACGCAGCGCCCTCCACGCCGGCTGGAAGAAATTCCGCAACGGTCTCGCGGGGGCCCTCTGGAGCCGTTACCTCCCGGCTGCCGCCAAGGGCGCGAGCAGTTCCGGTCGATGGGAGTTCACCAACCGGTGGTGGAAGGCGGTGACCCAACCGAACGAGAACGACTTCCTCGCGCGGATGGAAGGCGCGGAGATCGAAGCCTCCCAGCGGGGGAGCGTCCTGCGGATCAAGATGCAGCGCGACGTCTACGACCCGCTGATGCGGCACGGCATCGACACGGCGCAACTCGACGAATACCTCACCTTCTTCCAGATCCTCAACGAGGACACCGCGACCCGGCAATACCTCAACGCGAATCCTGACGAGTTCCGCGAATTCCTCCTCTGGCTCGACGACACCGTCTCGCTGTCGCGCGAGGCAGAGATTCAGGGCGCGGCGGATGCTGACTTGGATGAAATCGGAGCGACCATGGTGGGGCACATCCAGCTCCACGATCTGTTCGATACGGTGTATGCGGCGGCGCAGAGTATCGATGCCCCGGACATCGCGGAGCTGGGCCTCTTTGCCTTCGACATCGCCCGCTACCAGTGGAACCAGGACGGGCACACTCCCGAAACCGCCCAGCAGGGCATGGAATTCCTCCGCCGCGAACTGGGCGACGAACGCTTCAAGGTGCTTCGCGATGCGTCGAAGGCGTTCCATCAGAACCTTGCCGGGATCGTCCGCGAGGCGAATTCCGTGGGGCTCTTCAGCGACCGGATCTGGAACGAGAAGATCAAGACCAACCTCGGCAACTACGTGCCCCGAATGGTGCTGGAGTATTTCACCGGCGAGATGTCGGCCTCGATCAAGCAACGGCGCGGCAGCGTGAAGGCGACCTTGCCCAAGCAACTCGCGGGCGAAGGCCAGGCGATGGTGCTGCTCCACAAGATCGCCAAGCAGAAGCAGATACTGATGATCCTGGAACAGGCTGCCGACCTCGGGTGGAACAAGGAGATCCGGCGGATCAACATCCCCAAGGGAAAAAATGTCGAGGCGCTCGCCAAGAAAATGGCGAGGGAGGAAGGCAAGGGACTGCGCGGCTACTGGGTGAAGGGCAAGTGGCGGTGGCTCGAGTTCGATGACATCGACGTGGTGCGGTGGATGGACTCCGCCTCCCCCACTGATCTGAAGTTTCTCTACGACATCGCCAAGGCGAACGAGAGCTTCTGGCGTCTCTCGACGACCGTGCTCAATGCCTCCTTCGCGCTCTACAACAACTGGGCGAGGACGGTCGCCGGGTTGCCGATGGACTATGGGCCGAGGGCGGTCGCGCACACGATCCGCCAGATCCCGGAAGCGGTGAACTGGGCCAAGGCGAGCCTGGGCCGCGCCGCGCCCTCTGACCGTGTCCTCGATCTGGTCGAGCGCGGCGTGCTGCCGGCCTTTGGCCAATACACCGCCGGAGACCTGCTGCTCTCGCACGACGACCTCATCGACCAGATCTCCTCCGGCCTCGTCGGCATCGACGCGCTTCGTCGCGGTTCCCGTGCTTTCGGGCCCCTCGAAAAAGTGGCGAACCTGCCAGGGCTCCGACAGGTCATCGAGTTTCTGGGGATGTTCACCGGCACGGCCGAAGCCCTACCGAAGCTCGCGGTCGAGTCCCTCCTCGAAAAGCGCGGACTGCCGCAGTGGGAGCGGGATCGTCTCGCCCGGATGGAGGGCATCCCCAACACCGGCCTCTCGGCCGGGAAATACGGATCCTATGCCGGACTGCTCTCCCTGTTTTACCGGGTCTGGGCACAGGGCACGCGCCGCATGATGACCTTGCCTTTCAATCCCAGAACGCGGGGAGCCTGGTGGATGGGCAACCTCCTCGGCTACGGCGCCATCAAAGCCTTCTACTCGGCAGCCGCGGCGGGGATCCTCGACGCCATGATGGGTGGAGGCGAAGACGAGGAAAAGCAGGTCGATTGGCAGGAGGCTTACACCCGAGTCTCGCCCTACAAGATCCGCATGGCCGACGCCTTTTTCCTGGGGTGGGTGCTCCCGGACGGATCCTACGAGCCGCCCTACGGCCACACCTCCATCCCAGGGAACTGGACGCCGATGATGTGGCGAATCCCCTACACGGAATCGGGTCGATTGACGGCCCCCTTGGCTTCGCTCTGGACGAGTCTGGCGATGCCGAGCAGCCCCTTGCGGCCGCGGAACTGGAGGGAGGGCATGCGCGTGGTCCGCGATGTGGCCCAGAACTCGATCCTGCCAAGTGCCAACCCGGTTTTCGAAAACGGCGGATACGCCCTCTCGATCTTTAACCCGAGATCACCCTACGACGCCTATTCCGGCCGCGATGTCGTGCCGGAGGACGAGTGGGACGCTGGCATCCCTTCGCGTGCCTGGGGCATCACCCGGCACCTCCTCGAAGAGACTCCGGCCCGGAACGTGGTCCCTGCGGTGAAGCAGGGAATCCGCAACGAAAACGCGCTGCCACCCTGGGCCAGAGCGGTCATGAGCATCCCCGGAGCCTCCGCGGCGATCTCCTTCGACAACAGTCCGATGGCCGCCGACTACATGGACCGCATCGAGGAGCGGGACTCCGTGAACCGCGAAGCGCGGCGACTCCGGGGACCGAAGGCGATGGAGGCGGTTTCCCTGCGATCCCGGCTCAACCGGATCCCTTCGGAAAAGCGGACGCCGGATGAGCAGGCCAAGATCGAAGTCCTCAACGCCTGGTATCGGGAAGCCTACCTCGGCTCTGATCTCTATCCCGGCCTCTTCCGGGAACTCCAGGCCGCGGCAAGCGGGATGGAGGGAATTGATGAGAAAGCAGCGAAGAAGGCGCTGGAGGAGACGGCAAGCGAGGTGCTGCGGGAGATTGGCGGGGTGGGGAGGTGAGGGGGTTCCGGGGAGGAAATGGCGCTTGACCTGAAAACCAATTTTTACAGAACGTCAAAGGTGTGGCACGGCGGAGATTGAACGTCCAGAGCGAAGCGAACGAGAGACGTTGCCCGCCGTTGCCACCACTGTCTTGTTCGGCTTATTCATTACCTCGGATCTGTCCTGTGAATTGATATTTCATTCGACAGGGCTGTTGCCGTCGCTTGTATGTAAATTCTCTTCTTTGATATCGTAATCGGGTGCTTCGAACTGAATTTGAGCAGATCCCAGTGTGAGAGTTCAAGAGTATAGCTACCTTCTGGGAGATCGAGTTCCAACGAATCTCCAATCTTCAGTTCTTTGGGAGTTCCTCCGTCCACCGATATAGTGATTTTGCCACTTAGCGCATGCGTGACGCGACTTGAATTATTGATTACTACAAGATTAGGGCTCTCATAAGGAACTTCAATGACCTTCTGAGATTCTATGATCTTATTGCCATCGACCTTCGTCGTTGATTTAGAGGATGGCCTGAGGAAGAACGCAATCACGACAAGTGCTATTGCGCAAATGACGATTTTAGGATTAATGGACTTTTTCATAGATTCTTAGCCGAACGTCTAGCTCATCCACGGCGGGGAGGGAAGTCCGAAATCAAACGGGAACGTTATCCGCCGTTGGATGGAGCGTCTTGTTCTGCTAGAATGTGTTTTCGTATGGTGCAATCGATGGAGAAAAATGTTAGATGTCTTGATATGCTCTGAGTTCCGACGCCTTTGCACTGAGACCCTCAATTCGCAGGTGCTCCTCATCATAGGACGTGTGTCGGATCGTGTTGAGGATCCACCCGTCAGATCCATTGCAATCATAGAGAACTTCCTGCAGAATTTCGAGGGCGAAATAGCTTAACGCCGCTTCCCGCAACTTGGGATCTTCTAGAATCTTATCTACGGAGGGCCAATCGCATTCCCTTAAAGCTATTTCGAAGTCTAACCCATCATCAGGGAATTTCCTCGCATCTTCGACAAACTCTTCTAACTCCGCGTCTAGAACTCGTCTAAGACACGAATGAGGCAACGTAAGCTCGTAAGCAAGATCTCGGACACCTGGTGTCCGCCAATGTTGGTCGAAGTTCATGTGGCGAACCGCGACCTTCTGAAGGTCGCGGTTCACGCCGTCAATTGTGATCGTCGCACTTGTCATTTAGAGCAGAACGTCTCGGATCAGGCGACGGCGAGCGCAAGACGTTGCTGACACGACAAATCGCCTTCGAGCCGTTGCCTGCATCCGTTTTGTTCGGCCTTGGTTGAGGCATAGGTTAAGTGTGACTGCTGACCAATGCTGCTCGGATAGCTTCTTGCCAAACTAAGTTCTGATTCACAACAAACTTGTGAGTCTCGCCAGAGGTCAACGTGATCTGAAGTCCGTTCGGTATCATCCCGAGTGACTTTGTGGCCTCTACTTTGACAATGTCGGAAAGTAGCGCAGCCCATTCGTGATTCTGAATGTTCAGCTTGTGAGATCGAAAGAAAAGCCTGCCGGTGGTAAGCCAGAGGTAGCCACGAACTCCCTCGGCACCTTTGAAGTGGTTCGCGAGGCCCTCGTGGGTCACGTCTTCCCCGGCAAAATCAGGGCGATCAATCACGAAGCGCTTGGCCCGACCTTTAGCAAACCTAGCCATTAGAACCCCGAAAATCACCCCTGCCAGCAACCCTCCGCTCATGCCCAGAATCCAATTGCCACTCTGGACAGAGAATACCACCCCCATCGGAAAGCCGTAGAGCAAGGCCGCGAGCCATTTGCTTCTGGCAGTGTTAGCGGGGGTTGAGGATGCTGGCTCGGTTGTCATTGGGCGGGTGACTTTGGTGCTTGGCCGAACGTAAAGCGCTGGCACCCGCTACCGGGAGCGCCCCTTCGATTCTGGCTGAGGTTTGTCACTACCGGCCGACTTCGACTCCGGAGCGGTAGCGGGTTGTCCAGGCGCGGCTTGTTCGGTCAATTTTCTCGCCTGAAGGATCCCGCTCGAAATAGCCTTACGCTGCGCTTCCGTGAATTCAAGCAGCTCTCTTTTGTATCCACCCTTTACCGGAATTTCCTTCGATACCGATAATTTCGAGAGATCGTCCAGTGAAAAAAAGCAAATATACCCGCCATTCTTTTCGGTCATGAACTCCATATTTAAGTAAGGATCCCCCTCGTGCCACCAAGCTGCAAACATCCGAATATTTGATTCCTTGGCTTGCGACTTTAGGATTTCTATCAAAAAATCAGGAAACTTGAAGCTCTGGCCTCCTACCGTAAGAACATACTTTTCCTTGTCAAAATGAGCAGGGTTATATGCATCAGGCAATCCTACCAGGTCTCCATCATTGAGAAATATCTCCTTATCGAGGTGCGCTTGAACGTTGCTGGCTCCAAATAGCAATATCGCTGAAAGAAGGGCCAGTTTACTAAAAACTCGTGAATTCATGATAATGAGTGTGCAGTCTTTCCCCGAACGTTTGAGTGCTTCTACGGGCGCGGTTGAGTGGAGATTGAAGTGAAATTGAAAAGCTTATGGCCCGTTAGGAGGCACGACTTGTTCTGCTTCTTCGTTAGTGCTCGTGAAGAACAAATGCTCGTTGGTTTGGAACCATTTGATTCGCGCATCGCAATCGGCGATCAACTTCCTGATATCCGCCAACTGCGCCTTCCCAAAAGAACCTTTCTCTGCATTACGATTCTTAAAAAACTCACCTGGATTCAGGGAAACATCTGCTTCCTTCGTGTTGTGATTCGCTGTCACAGAATATCTCCTACCTTCCTCATCTCCCGAAGTGAATGTATATGCATGACCAGCTTCAACAGCTTCCAACGCTAATGCAATCTTCTGGAGCAGGCCAGCGACCCAGTCTCCGCCCAGTGTTCCATTCAACTCACCGTCTCCCGAATACAGGCATAGCGTATGTCCGATTGTGTATTGAGGATCTTCTGTGCGTGAGTACGAGTTGACTGAAACCTCGTAGCCAATTCCCTTGCCTGAAACCGTCCCAATCGACGAATCGAGGTAATATCCTTTAGCTTGTGGAGCTCTCGCCTCTTCGTTCGGCACAGGCATTGTCTCCTCGACCAACAACTTTCTGAACCATGTCTGCCCGGCTCTCGCCTGGGCAAGCGCGGCCCTGACTTTGGCTGCTTCGCCCGGCAGGAACTCCGCCTGCTCTTCTCCACGACGGATTCGAATCATCTTCTTTCCATCCACCTCAACGACTTCATAGATGGTCTCCTTCTCGCCTCTGAAGGTCTTTGTCTTCACCGATTTCCGAAACTCCTTGCCATCCTGTGCCGCATCTCCTGCCGCCATAAATACTTCCAAATCTGTATCTGGAAGCATGCGCTGAGCGGCTTCGAACTCAAAACAGTTGACCTCAACCGAGGTCGATCCATTTGGTTCCTCAGCACTTCGTGAAACGCTGACCGAGACATGCAGGCGATCTCCTTCGTTTCTTCTGTCCATCCAATCATTCGTCTCAACGCTGACGTGAAACGCGTTAAATGGAATCAGATCTCCTCCAGACAATGGAAGAGCCAGAAGTAGCGATACTAGAAGTGATGGAAGCGTCTTCATTTTCTGCAGAACGTCAAGCGCAGGGGAGGGCTGCAAGCCCTTCCCTGTCGCGATTTGTTAGCTTGGTTTGCTGGTGCGGTTCCGTCGCGCGCCCCTAATGAGCGCGAATACAAATGAGATGCTTCCTGCCAAGACTGCGCCGATCAGGAACATCACGAGCGGGTGTTCGCCGTTTATTGTGGCGATTGAGAGAAATATCATCGATCCAACGACACATCCACCGAGCGTATAGTTTTTGATCGTTTCCATGCCAAGTTTTCGAAAGATCAGGAAGGACAACAAGAGCGGAGGCCATGAAAAGGCGTAGGCAACAAGACTGGTCCACCCCAAGTAGTTCCTGAAACTTTCATGACTGAATGAATCGATTCGCATTGCCGACCCAAGAACGGTCAGGATCAAAGGAGCAATCAGAAAGGCGTAGATGATTCTTGCTGGCTCTGAGATCTTCAATTTATTGAGCTAACGTTGGAGGCCATCGGACGGGCGTCAGGCCGTTCGATGCGCCGCCTAGTTCGGCTTTTCGGTTTCAGTCTCTGTGATTGGAGGATACGCGAATCGAATCAGAAACGGAGCACCCCGTAGCAGATAAAGCCCAATGACGAAATAGGTGCCTCCCGTGATAAAATATGAGATCAAGTAGCCTGGACTATCCTCTGGAAGGCCGACAATCGTGGCCACTCCGTAAACAAGATACCAAATCGCATAGATGAACAGGGAGAGCCCGAAGGTCCGGATGATAATTCCAAAAATGTCGCGAGGTTCCATGATTTTGGTATGAAGCTTCTCTGATTTTTCTGCCGAACGTTGTTTAGCCACAAAAAATTGTGGACTAATCTGATTCGTCCACAATTTCTTGTGGGCGAATCGGATTCTCAATTACGCCTCCGATTCTTCATAATCGGCCACCGAAGTCAAGCCTCGGGCGCGTCCCTGCTCCCACGATGGAGTGGTCGAACCCGCCGAACCCGTAGGCGGGCCCCGTTTCGGCTGCCCGGGCCTGCTCCGGGGTAAGTTTCGCACCCCCATCCCAAGTTTTTCCTTGAAAAACAACTGATCCATGATGCCGTTAGAGGGAGATGGAGAACGTGTTTTTTAACGTTTTGAAGGATCGCGAGTCCCCTCCCGGCGGATGGAGGTGGCATCACCCCGTTACCGGCCAAATCTTCTCCCGCGAAAGCTTCTCCGACCTGCTCGAAAGCGCCCAGCGAACACTGCTCAATCTGGGCCTCGACCCGTCCCTCGCCTCGACCCAGATCCACCAAGCCACGGCGGCCAACCTCATTCAGCTCGGTCGAAACGACCTCGTCCAGGTCACCAAGGAAGTCCCCCGCTCTGCCGAGCAATACACCGCCGGCGCCAAAGCGACCTTCCTCAAGTGGTGGCGCGAGAGTCCGATCTTCGGTCTCCTCCAAGGCAAGGCGAGCCGCGGCGAACCCGTCTTTGTCCCTGACGACGTCGCCAACGGTCGCGCCCTCGTCTGCGCGAAGTGCCCCCACAACGTCATCCCGGCCGGGAAGGGGTGGCTGCAAAACTGGACCGACGGACAGATGCTGAAATCCGTCGAGGGCCGCACGACCGCGAGCCAGGACCGTCTCGGCGTCTGCGAGGTCTGCTCGTGCGAGCTGCGGGCAGCGGTCTGGTGGCAACCGGACATCATCGCCACGACCACGCGCGACGCGAAATTCGCCCGTCGTCTGCCACGGCATTGCTGGAAGCGCAAGATCCTAGAATTATGATACCCCAACCCACCACCGAAACCGAAGCGCCGGCCCAGCCGGATAACGTCACCCCCATCGGCATTCCCGCTGACGATGCCGCTCCGACCCCGGAGCAGATTGAAGCCGCCCGGAAGGCAGTCGAGGAAGACATGCGGGAAGCGCTCCCCTTCAACCGTCTCGCCATCCATGTCGGATTTCAGCGCGCCATCCAGGGGGCGGTGGCGGGAAACAAGCCAGAGAAGGTCGGGCCGCTCTGCGCTGCCTTCCGCAGCTTCGCTGAAGCCGAATCTCTCCTCAAATGACCACAACCCCTCCGGCGGAAGCAGACGCCCTCCGCGCCCCCGATCCGGCGCGTCCCTCAGCGGGCCGCGTCATCGATGCGCCGCGCGTCCGCGGCCTGATCTCCGCCGGTGCCCGGAACCTCGAACACCGCTTGGAACAATATCGGCTGGTCGAGGACGCCTACGACCGTGTCCCGCCCGATACCGAGGAGCAACTCCGCGCCGACGGTCTCGGGTGGGCCGCTAACGTCGACTGGGGTGGAATGGAGGCCGGGATCGATTCGGCGGCATCGCCCTACGTCAATCTCCTGACCGAGCCGGAGCCTTTCGTGAAGTTCTGCTCCTACGCACAGATCCCGAACCTGCACCATGCCCTCACCGAGCTCGCCCGCGCCGACGCGGAGCTGCTGCGCGACTGGCCGGACTGGATCTACGAGGCCCAGATGATGATCCACAACCGGGTCGCGCATGGGATGGGCATCTTCTATTTCCCCCAGCCGCACGGATGGCACTTCCAGTCGCTGCACCCGGCGAACCTGATCACCCCGCCGAAGGCCGGGCTCAATCCCGAGCGGTGGCCCTGGTGCGCCGTTGTCACGGAGTTCGAGGTGCCGGATCTGCTCGCCAAGCTGACCGACAAGGACGAGGCGCGGAAGCAGGGCTGGAACCCGCCCGCGGTGCGCGATGCCATCGAAAAATACCGGCGCGGCGACGGCGCCCGGTGGCCCCACAACCTGGACGTCGATCAGGCGGTCCACGGGTTTTCGAACCATTCCATGATGGGCGTCTTCGACGAGTCGGTCACCATCAAGGGATTCATCTTCTACGTCCGCGAGAGCGACGGGACGATCTCCGAGTATTGGCTGACCAATCAGGAGGAGGTGGGATTCCTCTACAAACGGCAGAAGCAACAGAGCCGGATGTCGCGGGTGATCAGCGTCTTCCCCCACGGCCTGGGGAGCGGCTACCTCAACAAGGTCCGCGGGCACGGCATCAAGAGTCTGCCGTATCACGATCTGGAGAACCGTGCCTTCAACCACTCGATCGATGTGACCTTCCTCGCCTCGAACCTCATGCTCCGAGGCAACGGCCAGGATCTGCATCGCCTCCCCGAGATGGTCTTCGGACCGGTGACGGTGATCCCGGAGGAGTTCGCGCTCGAGCAGCAGTCCTTCCAGAATCCGGCCGGTGGGCTCGTACAGCTCTACCGCGAGATGAACGCGATGCGGGCCAGTCGCAACCAGGTCTTCGGCGGGAACATCGATGTCTCTCCGAACGTGGACCGCACCGCCTCCGGCGCCCGGATGCGCTACCAGGAACAGACCGGGATCCGAAGCCACGACGTCGCCCGTTTCTATCATCAGGTGCGGATGTTCCACGCAGCCCGCTGGGAGCGCATGATGGACCCGGAAGCCGCCGAATCCGATCCCGGCATGGCCGAGGCGAAGGAGATGCTGCGACGGGCCATGCTCCGCGGCTGCCCACCGGAAGCCATCGCGGGCATCTACAAGGTCAACGTGGTGACGGTCTTTGGCGAAGGCGATCCGGTGAACCAGTTTCTCGCCATGATGGATGTCCGGGAACTCTACGGCCAACTCACCCCGACGGGCCGGAAGGTCTACGCCCGCGCCACCCTCAACGCCCGCCTCCGCGACCCAGACCTGGTGGATCAGCTCGTGGGCCGAGAGGATGCCCTCATCGACGAGGCCGACTCCCGGCACCGCCAGATCGCCCAGGGCGAGAATGCCGACTTCCAGAGCAGCGATGTCCGCATCGATGTGGCCGAGACCGACAACCACCTCATCCACGCCGGCGAGCACACCGTCTTCACCGAGGACACTCTCGGGCAATTGGGCGAGGGAATCCTGTCGGAGGAGGATGCGTTCCGGACCGTCTCGCGCGTCCAGGCCCACATGGGCCCCCACCTCGAAATGGTCGCGAGCGATCCTCTGAGCCAGGCCGAGGCCAAGGATCTCCAGCGACGGTGGGCCGACATCACCAACTCCCTGCGCCAACTCGCTCAGAAGCTCGAAGCGAAGCGACAGCGGATGCAGGAAGAGCAGATGGAGGAGCTCCGCAACCCGCGCCCATCGGTGAAGGATCAGGAGACCGCGCTGACCGAGGAGGTCAAACGCCAGAGCCTCCTGCGCGAGACTGAAGCAAAGATCACCATTCTCGAGCGCGAGTCCCGGTTCCGCATGGGGCGAGAAATGGAGACGGCTGCCCAGGAAGGCCGCATCGCCGAGCTCAAACGTCTACCCGTCGAAAACGCATGAGAATCGCCCCCTATGTCACGCCCGATGAATTTTGCCGCGACCCGGAAAACGTGGACGCACTCGTCTCCTTCCTGCAATCCGCTCCCGGACAGGCGCTGCAATCGGTGCTCCTGGGGCTGAACCCGGCCCGTCAATCCCTCCGGGCCCCCACCATGCCGGACTCGCTCCCGGAGCGGGCTGAGCATCTTTTGGGGAAGTGTCAGGGCTTCGAGTATGCCTTCGAGTTGCTGACCCAGACCCTCACGCAAAAGACCCGCGAGTTTCCCAAGATGTCTTCGAAGGCATCCGGACCGCGGGCCGAGATCCGGCCGGTGAATCCTCCGGTGCCGTGACCCTTTATGACACCGAACCCACAACCCGCCGCCGAACCGTTGCCCGCCCAGGGCACCGTCCCTGCAAACCTCATGGCCGATCTTTTTCCGGGATCGGGTGAGCCATTGCCACCCAGCACGCAGACTCCGCCGTCGTCCGACGTTTTCGGCATCGACATCAGTCCCGCTCCAGTGATGCCCTCCGCTGCCGCGGCTCCTGAGGTCAGTGCCGTCTCGGGACTGTCCCTTGAGGATTTCGTCTCGAAGCACATCGCGGATCCGGACACGCTGTTCCAAGGGGACGGTCGGAAGATCTCCCAGTTCCGGGAACTCCGTGGCCTCTTCGAGGGCGCGACCCGCGATCTCGCGGCGGCGCATCTCGAGCTCTCGCAACTCAGGCAATCCCAGGTCGCCGCCCCGGTTTCGAACGGAGCCCCTCTACCGGAGACGGAGGCGATCCAGAAGCTCACCGCCGAGATCGAGGCGCTGAAACCCGCCGCGCAACGGTGGCAGGAACAGGAGGCCCGGCAGTCGATTCGACAGACCCCCGCATTCCGCGCCGAGTTCGATGCGCCCCGAGCGGAGATCCTCCGCGAGATCGGCGAGGTGTCCGACGAGATCGGCCTCGACCGGGAAGACGTCGAAGAGTTTCTGCGCCTCGACACCGAGCTGAAGCAATCCAAGTGGATCCGGGAGAACGTGGACGATTCCGACGCCGCCGACATTTACCGCCAGAAGGGGAAGGCGTTTCTCTCGATGACCAAGCAGGCAACCGCGGTGCTGGAGTCCGCCGATCCGATTGCCGCTCTGCGCGACTGGGAGGATTACAACAGCGCCTTCGCCACGAAGTTCGCCGCAAAGCTCGAGGAAAGTGCGGCCAAGGAATTGCAGGGCGCGACGAGTCGCGTTCTCGGGCAACTCTCAGCTGGCGTCGATCCCTTCTTCGCGACCGATTCCGGCAAGGCCGTCCTTTCCGATCTGACTCGACGCGCCGCCGAAGGGCGCGGGTTCTCCGCCGACGAAGTTGTGGAAGCGGTGGCGATGTCCCGGTCGGCTACCGCCTACCAAGCGCTCGCTCAGAATCTGCAGCATCGCGCCCTCGCCGCAGAGAGGGAACTCGCTCGCCTTCGCGGGCTCAATCCGACGCCGATTCCACCCGATCCGCTCCGTGGAGGAGCCGCCCCGGCACCGGGAGACCTCTACGGTTTCGGCTCGCATGACGGCAGCGGCATCCGACCGCTCATCCTTGCCGACCAGATCAGGCTTTCTTCCTGACTGCCTTGGTCTTCGGCTTCAATAGTCCAAGGTCGTCCAGCGAGAGCGGCTCGGACTGAGTCACAAACGAGAGGTAGTGGAGTTTCGCGGTCTCGATGTCGATGCGCAGGAACTCCGCTGCCCGCTCCCAGGAGTTGGTCTTCGTGGCCACCATGGAGCCAGCCCACTTCCGCAGCTCGTGGTTGGTCTTCGTCCTTCCCGGGACCCGAGCCCGGACCCACTTTGAGTGAATCTTGCAGATGAGGTTGTGACGCTCAGTGGGATGCTTTGCCGGGATGAGGTGGTCATCCGAATGGGACGCGAAGTAGTCGAGGAGGGCCTGGGGGACGGGGACTTCGCCGTCGCTACGCTTCGGAGCTGCCTCTCCCTCTCGACGGTTGATCACGAGGAACGTTTGGTCGCCTCGCTTTACCAACCAGTGTCGTCGGGCTCGCTCGATCTCGGAGTCCCGGAGTCCCATGAGGCGGATCATCAGGTGGATCGCCCAGAGACGCTCGTCCTGCTCCTTCAGCTTTGGCAGGTCCTTGTTGAGTTTGTCGATCTGCTCTTGGGGGATGGGGTTGTCGGAGTAGCGATGGCTCAGCTCCTTCAGGAACTGCGCCTTGAGAAATCCGTCCAGTGTCGGCGGCAATGAGATCCCGGCTCGCTCATAAATCCTGAGAGCTGACCTCGAAAAGACGCCGCGCGCCTGGCGAACCACCGAATTGATCCCCGTGTTCACCGCCATCGGAGTCACGTAGTCGACGCCGCGGCCGGTCTTCTGCTTGAGGACTTGATACTGGCGGACGAAGTCTTCCGTGAGGATACCGAGGGTTTCCTTCTTGGCTGCCTCGGCTTCCAGGCCGGTCACGTCCTTGATCATGCGGAGGAGGGACAGCTCGTAATGGCGACCGGTCCGGGATCGGACATGCTGGTCGCCTTCCCGGAAAGCATCGAGGACCTTACCGATCGTCGGGGAGGACTTTCCTCGAGGAACCCGCTCGACCGGCTTGCCGTCGAAGATCTCGGTGAGCAGCTCCTTGGCCTTGGCCTTCGCGAGAGTGAGGTCGGCATGCCCGGTCGCGAGGATGCGACGCTTCCCTTGGTGCTGGATCCGGAGCGAATAGGATGTCCCCTCACCCCGCTTGAACAGCAA